GTATGAAGAATTTGCCACTAGGTTTGCAGAAGTTGAATTTGTAGTCAACCCTCCAGATTGTAGATAAGTCTGAAGAATTGCGAGAGTAAATCCATTAGCTGCAGTATTTACAGTATTATTACCAGAAAGTTCTTGTTCAGAACCTACGAATAACTTATATAAACCACCATCTGAAGCGTCACGGAATAAACCAGTATGTAAATTAGCAGAACCATCGTTATAATGACCAACGAAACCAATATCTAGAAGATCAGTAGTATTATTAGCAGCTAATTGTATTAATGGATCAGAAACCGATAAAGTTGATACGTTTGTGGTAGCAACATTACCAGAAACAATAAGATTACCAGATATCTGAACTGTTCCATCAAAATAACCAGATGTTGAATGAACATTAGATGCATGAATTTCTGCCCAACGTAGAGAATTATTACCAAGAAGATGTGTGTTGTTGGAGGCAGGAGTTAAATTGCTGCTGACTAATGCAGTTACTGTTAATCTGTCAGCAGTAGAATCGCCTAAAACTGTATTACCATTAACAGTAAGATCTGTCGTTACTACATTTGCAAATGTAACATTAGAAGTTGTAGCTACAGGTTGACCGATATGAACACCAGTGGCGTTTACAGTAACACCAGTTCCGCCAACAACATTTATGCCAGAAGAATCAACACTAATACCATTAGCAGCTTTTGCCCAAGTTCCCGATGAATTGGCAACTATACCACTATTAGCCAATACACCAACGCCAGAAGCGTCTACATATACACCGTTTGCTGGGTCAACAAACGATCCAGCAGAATTAGCGATAATACCATTGTTGGCTAGAACGTTGACTGTAATATCGCCAGAAGTTCCTCCTCCAGAGAGACCATTACCAGCAGTAACCGTTGAGATATCGCCAACATCATCAGACCAATAAATGCTAGTACCATCTGAACGGAGAACCTGATTTGCCGAACCTAAAGATCCGTTGGCAGAAAATCCTACACCAGAACCAACAGTTACACGAGATGTGTTTGCTCTAAAATTAGTTCCAACAGCTAAAATGTCAGCATTAACAATCCCGCTAGTATAGACACCACCGTTATTAGCAATTACCCAACCACCAACACTAAGAGTTGAACCGTTGACAGTACCAGTGGCAAAAACATTAATTGTGGCTAATGTTGTTCCTGTTAGGGAAGAATAGACTGAATCGTTACCAGCCGCTAAATCGCCAGTGTTAATTTTGCCTGCAACACCAAGACCTCCCGCAACAGTCAAAGCTCCAGTTGTAGTATTAGAGCTTATCGTATTACCAGTCACTGAAATAGTGTTCGCAGTAACAATAAGAGAACTTACAGTGTTTCCAACTGATAAAGTGTTAGAAGTTTTATTAAAAGTGAAACCAGCAACACCATTAGCTACGCCAGAATCGTTAAACTGAACGTATGTGTTAGAACCTGATGTACCTGTTCCCCAATATACACCTGAACCATTAGAAACAAGAACCTGACCATTTGAACCAGCAGAGCCATTTGCAACAAGAGAAGTTATAGTTGCATTGGCTGCGATTACCTTGTCTATAGCGCCAGTAGAATTCGCTACTAAAGCATGGCTGTTTGTAAGAGTTCCTGGATACTGAGCTCCACCAATACGGAGAACCCCAGAACCATCAGGAAGACCTATATGAAGAGTATTAGACGCTTGGGTGAACGCTAATTCGCCGTTTGCTAGGCCAGTAACAGTAGCATTAGCCACCGATCTCTTTATTTGAATTCTGTTATTAGCCATTTAAATGGAGCTCCTGTAACTTTTTAATTATTTATATTTTAAAACGTTCCACCATCTAAATCGCCAGCCAGATCTGGTAATGCCAGTTTCTGGATTACATACTTATCTAAAGAAGAATCATATACAGGAACCGCTCCATTAACCTCACCCACCGCAGAGACGTCTTGTAAATGATCTAGCCTCTGAGTTGTTCCAATATTACCAAAAGTAGGTGTGTTTTTTATAGTGACAGGAACAGTTGTATCGATGATTCCGCTTGTTGCATTTGCGGAAACTCGAATATCCCTTTTTCTGCCTACTACAACGTTTACCATTTTTATCTCGTAACTTGAGGTGTGACTGTAATAATACCCTCAACAATTCTAGACGTTGTAGAACCATCATTAAGTTCTACATCGTAGACATATCTACCAGCAACTAGATTACTAGTTTGGTTGGCTGTTAATGATAATGTAACAATGCTAGAAACCACATTTATAGAAGTTGAGAAAACTGCAGCAGCATTAGAAGATGTATACCATTTTCTAACTTGAGAGTTTGCTGAATAGCCATTCAAATTCAAAGCGTCTCCGTTTTCGTCCGTCAATGTTAAATCGGTCGAAAAAGTTGTTCCTTGATCTATTACTAAGTTAGCTTTGGTGGCCATTATGTTACTATTGTCCTGACATATTTGACTGTAGTGTTAGTAGATACTGGAGTAAATCTTAGTGAAACGTGTGATACATTTGGCGCTATAAAACTAAATGTTCCTACGTTTGTGTTAGTTGTAATAGTAGCAAATTCTGTCAAATAACCAGTGCCTCTATCGTGAGTTGTTAAGATTTTTGACATATAACGATTGTTGGCTACATTATCGACAACGCTGATTATATATTCAGCAGCTGGGAATGAAACCATAGAATAGGCATCAATTTCTTGAGCGCTTGTTCCGGTAGTAATAATAGTGCCATTGGTTACAGGTCCAGTAACTACTAGACTCCATTGGCCATTAGCATTCAAGAAATATTGGCCTGATGAAATAGCAGTAGTATTAGGATTAGTTATAGAAACATTTGTAGTAGAATTCGATATTCTAACAGAAGTGTTACTTACTATAACATTAACTGTTGAATTGCCAACTACAACTTCAACCGAAGCATCAACTGCTGTAGTATTAATACCAAGAGCATTTGCAGTAAAAATAGATCCAACGCTGAGAGTAGAAGCATTAACAACACTAGCATAAACGCCAGAACTATTGGCGATTGTAGAAGTTCCGACAGCATAACTGGTAGAATTGACACTAGTAGCATTAATGCTAGTAGCATTAACAAAACTAGCATAAACACCAGAACTATTAGCGATAGTGGAAGTTCCTACAGTATGAGAGGCTGCATTAACAATACCAGTATAAACACCAGTAGCATTAGCAATCGTAGAAGTTCCAACTGTATGAGAGGCAGCATTAATGCTAGTAGCATTAACAACACTAGCATAAACACCAGAACTATTGGCGATTGTAGAAGAACCCACTGTAAATGAAGCAGCATTGATACTAGTAGCGTTAACGACACTAGCGTAAACACCAGTAGAGTTAGCAATAGTGGAAGTTCCTACTGTGTGGGAAGCTGCGTTAACAACACTAGCGTAGACGCCAGAACTATTGGCGATTGTAGAAGAACCCACTGTAAATGAAGCAGCATTAGCAGTAGTTACATAAATGCCTGAATTGTTGACAAAAGAAGAAGATCCAACTGTAATACTTTGAGCTACATTTGCAAACTGAGACCAAAGAGTTGACCATTTGAATGTCGTATTACCTAAACTATAAATGTCACCAACTGCTGGTACAAGGTCAGCTGTAGAAATACCAGTATAACTAACATTACCAGAAACTGCTAGATCGCCTCTGACGAACATATTACCAGAAACGTTGGCATATGTTCCACTAAATTGAACATTACCTGAAATGTTTGCCGTTCCGGTATGGTTCAACGCTGAAGAGTTAGTTACAAAAGAACTTCCAACACTGATAGTAGCAGCATTGATACTAGTAGCGTTAACGACACTAGCGTAAACACCAGTAGAGTTAGCAATAGTGGAAGTTCCTACTGTGTGGGAAGCTGCGTTGACGCTAGTTGCATTAACGACTGTAGCGTAAACACCAGAACTATTAGCGATAGTTGATGTTCCTACAGAAAGAACCGCTCCATTAACGCTAGTTGCATTAACAAAACCAGCGTAGACACCAGTAGAGTTAGCTATAGTGGAAGTTCCTACAGAGTGCACTGCAGCATTGACAACACTAGCGTAGACGCCAGAACTATTGGCGATAGTGGAAGTTCCAACAGAATGAACTGCAGCATTAACACTAGTAGCATTAACAAAACTAGCATAAACACCAGAACTATTGGCGATTGTAGAGGTGCCGACAGAATGAACTTCAGCATTAACTATTCCAGTATATACGCCAGTAGCGTTAGCGATAGTGGAAGTTCCAACAGAATGAACTGCAGCATTAACACTAGTAGCATTAACAAAACTAGCATAAACACCAGAACTATTAGCGATAGTTGATGTTCCTACTGAATGAACTGCTGCATTAACAATACCAGTATAAACACCAGTAGCATTAGCAATCGTAGAAGTTCCAACTGAATGAATCGCTGCATTAACTACTGTAGTATAAACACCAGAACTATTAGCGATAGTTGATGTTCCTACTGAATGAATCGCTGCATTAACTGTTCCAGTTGTCCAAAAACCTGAAGAGTTGCCAATTGTTGCAGTTGTAACCTGCATAGCAGTAGTATTGGCAGTAAACCCACTAGCTCCAGTTGTGATAACTGTGCTGTTTACCAAAGAAGTTCCAACGGTCAGACTTATTGGATCTAGATTTGCCGATCCTGAATTATTAGCAATAATGAATCTATTAATACTTTGATCTGAATATAAAGTGCTATTGCCTACGAAATAGGAAGAAGTATTGATCTGAATATTAGCAGCAACTCTTACAGTACTAGTATTAGCTATAAGACTGTTGGATCCAGTTGTAATAATGGTGCTATTAACTAGCGAAGTTCCAATGGTTAGACTTATAGGATTAAGATTAGCAGAACCTGTAGAATTAGCTATTCTAATTAAAGTAGCATTAGCCAGAGAATTTACAGTAGTATTACCAATATCCACAGCTATGGCATTGACCAAAACGTTAGAAGTAGATACACTAATAATAAATTGTGAGGTGTTAGCTACAACATTAGAACCGACTGTAATGGCTGTAGTATTTGCAACTAAACCACCAGCGCCAGTTGTAATAATTGTGCTATTGACTATTGAAGTTCCTACAATTAATCTATGCGGTTCAATATTAGCCGAAATTGTAGAGTTAGCAACTTTTACTAATGAAGAATTAGCGAAAGTGTTTATTGTTGTGTTACCAACAAGAATTGAACTAGAGTTAGATAATACATTTGTAAAAGTATTACCGATTACAATTGTTGATGTGTTCATGAACACATTAGATCCAACAGTCACTGCTTGAGTGTTAGCAAAAAGGCTGTTGGAACCAACCATAGAAATAGATGTACTGTTTACTAAAGAATTCCCAATAGATAAAGAATTAAAATTCAATACAGCTAATGCAGCGCCATTAGTAATCTGAACTAATGTAGAATTGGCTATAGTATTTACTGTTGTGTTAGATCTGAAAAGTAGAGTTGAGCTGTTGGCTATTACATTCGTAGTATTTCCACCAGTCGAGCTAGTAATAAACAGCTGATTGGTATTAACAACAACGTTAGAACCAACATAAACAGCATATGTATTGAGAGAGTTGAAATCCAAGAAAGAATTTACTGTAGAGTTACCTACAGATATTGCTGATGTATTAACTAACGTGAAATTAAAAGCATCTACAGTATTATTACCAACCAACAAAGAGTTATTAACTTGAGCTGTTGTGTTAATAACTAGAGAGTCAGCAGTAAATTTGCCAGTAATCGCAGCATTTCCCGCAGCAGCATTAGAACCATTGGCAGTAACAGCCAACACTGAAAAAGTGTAAGCCATTTCATTGGTTCTATTGCGCCAAAAATCAAAAGTATTATTTGTGCCTACGTTGGAAACATTTACTGTCATTTATTAACTTCTTTTTAAGAGTTGACTGAGCATATTTTTAATCTCTTCTAAATCATTTTCAACTTTTTGAATTCTTTCTGCGTTTCTCATATTATCTATCATCATTTGTTTTTGTTTTTTATATGCAGAAAGTTTCCTATTATCCACATTAAGTATAGCCCCGCTATTTGGGTCTTTAACAATTCCTTCGTAATCTGTTTTATAATATTTATTTTCCATTTTACATCTGCAGAGCTAGAACTCTCAAATCGTCAATAATAGGAACTTTAGAACTATCATTAGATTTGAGAATAATTTTAATTTGAAATTGTTTGAATGATGTATAAATTTTATTATCAGAGCTAGAGTAAGATACACCTAAAGGTGTTTCAAAATAGACATTAGCTCCCGATGCGTCTGAACTCCATGGCGTTCCCACAGTCATATATGTATTATTAGAAACTGAAACAACTATTTGCGAATCATTAGCTACTTGAACAATGTTTCCTGGTCTAAAGTCTGAAACAAAGCTAGTGTTAGAACCTATGATAGCATTGTTAGTTGTCGAAACAGTAACAGTTCCATTAACTTGGGAAACGCTTTGTCTAGACATTACGGCAGTAGTTGGCGGAAATACCAAATAAGCAGTTTGTGCAGTAGCATTAGCCGTAGGAGCAGATTCAAGAGTTAAACTAGTGTTATTTGCTATACTGATAATTTTTCTACTTTGAACTGAAGTCACTGAAATATCATTAGGCGTTGATATAATAAACCATCCAGGGTTCAACTCAGTTTGGAACAATGTTCCTGTTCCAGATACAGTCGTATTAGAAGTATTGCATGTAATCGCGCCTGTTAATGAAATCAAAGGATAATTTGAAGATGTTGTATATATATACTCTTTAAAGTCATTTGGATTACTAGGATCAGAATAAAACTCTAGAGAGTTATTAAGTAAAGGAGTCCAAGTTTTTTGCGAAATAGTTTCTGGATCTTCTCCATTAAAGAATTTTACCCAAACTTCTACTTCAGAACCCACTGGCCTAAAAGCAGTCAAAATGACTTGAATATCTTCGGCGTCTTGGCCAGCAGCCAAAGTAACTACTTTTGAAACATATTTTGACTTAGCGTCTCCTGAATTAAAAAATTCATCATACTGAAACAAAACAGGATCAATTTCGTTCTTCACAACTAATTGTTGATTTCTTACTATATCAATAGCAGGAGACAATAAAGATGAATCGCTGGTCATTCTAGCCTTATAAGTGAACGATTTAGCGCCACTCATGTTAGAAACTTCGTTTGATTTGGTAGCGACTATTCTTTCTAAATCATAAAATTCAGATTCGTAACCTATAGTTAATTTATTATCTAAACTATCTACTGAGTATGCGTTACTAGTGCCTCTGTAAAACAAATCTAGATTTGTGCCAGCAGGAGTAATAAATGCTAATTGAGGTACAACAGCGTTTACGCCTGGATTGTATAGATTTCCAGTGTTAGCATATGCCACAAGAGAAAGATTGTTTGGATTTGAGTATGTTGTGTTGCTAAATCTATGTATTTGAACAAAAGAGTTGCCGGTAAAATTACCAGTAGAAAAATCGCAGTATAAAATATTTTTAGCAGCATCATAGTAATCAACTGTGGCATAAACGCTCGTGTTTACAGTTCCGCCTGTAGCGTTTGATGTTGAATTTGTAGATTGGAATACAACGTCGCCGGAAATAATACTAGCTGAAGTGTTAACATAACCTACATTGAATACAGAAATGTATTCATTGTTACTATTATTAAATATTGCTTGACCTTCATTAGTTTTAAATTCGGCTCTGTATAAAATAAATTTGACATATTCCTCTTGAAGAGCGGTCCATTGTTTTTCTGTTGCTCCAAAAAAAGCAGTTCCAACTACTGGTTGACTGTAAACTTGATATCCTGTTTCAATATCAGTGTCGCCAAGATTACAAGTCCAAACTTGATAATCAGGGTCATTGGCGTCTGGCCTTACGACAAATGCATAGGTTTTTCCGTTAGATAAGAAAACTGGAGATTGGAAAGTGAATGTAGTAGGAACCGATGAATTTTCACTGATGTTAATTTCATCATAAGTTTTGTGCACTGTAGAAAATGGCAAAATGACATCTCCATTAGGATATCCATTCTCAGTTTCACAGAGATAAACAGTTACTCCATTTTCTCTAACTTGTGACCTTTGTCTAAAAAATATTCTTAAAGCTGTCGCATATATTCCAGCTTCTCCATTAGGCGTTTGTATTGTCAGAGCTTGCGCTAATGGTTCTGCAAACCATATCCATATTGGTGGTGGCGGTGGCGGCGGTGGCGGCAATATTGTAACAATATCTTCAATAGTAGTTTGAGTTGTAACTGTATTACTTTGAATTAAAGTTTGTGTTACTGGCAAAAACCCTAATTCCGGAGTTACAGTAGTGAGCGTAACAGCCTGTTTAGTTACATTCAAATTAGAAGCTGTGAATATTGTTGATGCTAAAGTAGTTAAAGCGTCATTTCCTAGAATTAAACTGTTGACATCTGCAATCTGAAACGCTCTATCTCCGGTTCTGAATTTACCTGCAGGAATATTAAACTGACCCGCTACTCTACCCCATTTGTCTGAAAATATAGGATCGCCCCAGTTACCTCCTTTTGGAACGACTCTAGGGTCACTAGCATTCAATGGTATCACATATGTATTGGCCTCGCTTCCTGTTCTTTGAGCAGGAGCGCAATATGCATCTACATTAACGCTGTCAAAAAAGAAATGCATCCTTTGGTTTGGGCGCATATTATAAGCAACAAAGGAGACAATTCTGTTAGTAATAAAAGGTTGATTGGAAACAGAGGTGACAAAATTACCTACTTCCTGAACATCAGTTCTAGGCGTAACTGTTAACTGCGTACCATCTCTAGTATTAGTAACTGTGGTTGTTGTAGATGTAGTATTTACTGCTGCCAATTTATTTTTCTCCTAATAAACATTATTTATAATTAATTATACAGGAAAGAAATTAGCCCAATTTATTCTCCCAAAAATATCAAATATTGTAGGCTGATTTCTAGTAGGTTCAACTGTAGTAGCGTTTTGTATAGACAAAGAGGGTGCCATTAATTCTGCTTCGGATAAACTTTGCTGTGCAGTTGCAGCGACAGAACTTTGAACTGTAGTAGTATCTCCTGTACTCCAAGAAGTTGTCGTTGTAGATGGTCCTAAAATTGGCGTTGAACTGACTAGGTTTCCTCTAGAATCGTATACCAAACTAGATTGAGTGCCAGTAATAATTGTTGTTCTAGAAATATCTGTTCTAGTTCTCCAATCCCCCCAAAGAGTTCCAAAAGGACTAACAGCGAATTCTCTCCATGGCGTAGTCATATCCACAGTCATGTTAACAGAAGCTGTTTGATTTAAATCTATATTATTATCATATGAAGGAATCAACTGAGCTCGACCATTCCAAGCATATGCTACTAATGCAGCAGAACGAAATTTAGTAGCAAATCTTTGTTGAATGAATGAAACTGAATCGTATTGTAATGTGATTAGCCTACCTGTTTGTGATACGTTAGAAGAAGCTCCAGAATTAAACCTAATGTTAATTATTTCTCTGGTAATTCTTGGTCTAGCCACACCATTTTGAAGATCTATAGCGATGGCATATTCAGGATTAGAAACATCCCCCAAACCGAAATCAGTAAATGGATCTACGAAAATACCATTTTTAAATCTATCTAGACCAAAGCTGTCCGTTACTGTTAAGTCTTTAGCTTTCTTTTCCAACAATGAGAGCTGCGCATAATATTCTAAATTAGTTATTCTTTTATCTAAAGTACCAATATCTCTCATTGTGTATCTACGATTAGTCACAAGAGTGGTTGAAATGGCTGTAGAAGTGTCTCTAATTGTATTGATAGAATTTCTGTTGATGTTTTGGAACTCATCAACCTGATCGCCCGAAAGAGAAGGATATGCAGGAACATTCAATACCGCTAAGGCCATTGCATTTTCAGGAAATAATGGTGTTTGTGGTGAAATGCTCGAAACACCCTCTTTAATTTTTAAAGTGTTTTCTGGCGTTATTAAGATTAAATCTTTTCTTGGCAAATACATAGTGTAATCGGCTTCTAAATTTTTACCATATGCAGGAAAATTTAGACCATCAGTAGGTATATTCAACGTTAACGTTGTAGAAGGATTTAAAGTTGCATATGAAACTGCTGTATTAATCTGTGCATTATTAGAAAGGTCTACAATAACACCAGTATCATTCGCAGTAATAGCGCAAGGAGTTCTGAAATCTATAACATCTCTTAAATAAATTTTAGAACCAGTAGATGCAACAAATACCGGAATATCTTTAGTTTGTATAGCGTTTGTGTTTGCAGTATTAGCATCATCAATAGGATAAGATTCAACAGTAAAGAATCCTACGCCTGCTGCTGTATTAGAAGCAAAGTAATCAAGTTCGACTAGTAAATAAGGATAACTAGACTGACTATAACTAGATTTAGCGTAAATATATGCCAAACCATAATGAGTGTCTTGTTGGCCTGTATCGTATGAAAAACTCGATGTTAGATCTACACCGGTGATACCACTAGCATCAGTAAAACTACTAGTAGCCGAACCATATATGTTACGAATTAGGTGAACGTCGCTAAACCCAACACACCATGGTCCTTTTGGATTTGTGTTGGTGTTTATTTTAACAAATCTATTTTTACGAATTGATTTGGTTGCAGGATTGGCTACAGTTCTTTGCATATTAAATGTTACTTCCACATTTACTGCAGAGCTTGGAAACTCACCAGAGTAAACGTTGAAAGAAGTAGTATTTGTTACAGTCACATAAGCATTAGGTCCAATTACAGATCTTGATATCTGCAACATTTTACCTTTTGGATATCTTTTATAATAAGTTTGACCAGCTGCATTAGATCCAAAAGGAGAGTCAACGTTTAAGAAAGTCGCATTAGTTACAGTTGTTACTGTTCTTACATCGCTGGCGCCAACTCTAATATTGTCGCCTGGTTTAAATCTAGTAGTAAAAGAAGTGCCAGAACCAACAACATTAGTAGAAGTATTATAAACTGTTACAGTGCCTGATAAGGATGCAGAATCTGCATTAGCAGAAAAAGTAACTAATATTTCAGAAGCTGCTGAATCAGATAATGTTGTGTTTGTTCCATAAGTCAATATGTCAGAACCACCAGCTTGTGAACCAGGAGCTCTAACTACGATTAACCCTGTGTTCAACATTTGACATGATGAGTTTGTAGTTCTGTACGTATAATCAGTGTTGATATTGTTTCCTGCGTCTCTTAGATTTTTTATGCCAGGTACGCCAAAACTATATAATTGCAATTTATTTTGCGAATCAACAGTTCCATTGGATATCACATCACCAACAGCTTTATTGGTACCATCATAATATACTGATTTAATTTGATTGATGTTATATCCGGATAACAATTGGACATCAAAAACGTGCAGTAAATACTCTGCTGGTGCAGTTCCAACTACACCAGAATTGTAGGAAAAACATCTAACTTTAGCTGTTCCAATATATGTGCCAGAAGGACTAACTGAAGAATAAGTTCTGTTTGTTATTGCTCTCTGAGGTTCTGAATATAATTTTACAGTTTGCGCTTTGTCAGACAAAAATGTGCCTGCAACTTCTTTTAGAGCAAAATAGCTGCCATAGTTGAAACTAATTATCTGAGATTTATTTACTACTGTGTCTACACCTCGACGCATATTAATATGAGCAGATTTCAGTAACTCAACTCTGTCGCCTTGAGCGTATCCTATGCCCGAACTTACTCTAGCAAGAACGTTATTTGGACTTGATGGACTTATTTCGTCACCAACAATAGTTGTTAAAGTATCAACTGTGAAGTTTTTGACAATATAATTGCCTGATTCTTCATAAGTTCTTGTAGCAAGAATATCACCAACTATGGAATAAACATTTACTGATGGGTTTACTTTAGCTACCAAAGTGCCATAATTATAAAAAGCTATTGGATTAAAATCTTGTGTTAATGCAGCTTGTTCTTGAGAAAGAGAAACTAATTTTGGTGTGAGTTTTAATCTATGAGCGCCAGGAGCGTTTTCGTTAGGGTATCCTAATGCATTATCTAACAAAGATGTATCTTGTGTTTCAGTTACTATTTGCTCAACTAGAGTAAATCCTACAACGTTATTACTAGCATAAGTGTTAAAATTATTCACCAAACCAAAAGAAGATTCTGGAACTTTAATGAAAAAACCATTAATGAAAATGATACCATTACTGCATGTAATACCATGAGCTTCACCAGAGGTATATGTATTAGCAAGTACGTTGGCCCAAGTATATACATTAGCAAGAGAAATATTTCCTTGAGGCGTTACTTGATGGAAAGTCAGTAACTCAGAATTGGAGAATATAGTTTCTCCGCCTTCTCCAGTATCTAAGTATTTCAGATAAAGGATATTATTGTCTGGGTAATTTGTTGAAAATCCAGCATTAGCATAAAGAACTTGGGCTGTTAATCCACTAGTAACACTAGTAGCAATAGCGTTAATATATTCTGTAACATCAAGAGTTGCTGTGTTTGCTGAACCGTTAGAAGCAAAATCCATGAGACGAATGTAAGGGACTTTCGGTAGATCTGTTATTTGGCAACCTTTTACTATGTCACCGCTTCTCCAAGCCCAATTACCAAAAGTTTCGATCTGATTTTGTAAAATAGTCTGTAATTGTGTTAGCTCTCTCGCTTGAACTGCAACCGATGGGCGAAACATAATACGATGATAATTTTTATCAGAATCGTAATCGTCGTAATAAGGAGCTACGTTAAAATCAGTCTTTAATGGCATTATAAGTTCCTGTTATTAAATCTCAATGATCAGCTTAAAAGATTCTGTTTGAGAATTAGACCTATTTACGTTATTTATATCTTGAACGTATAATGGTTTTACGTCTTTAACGTAAATGCTTCCGTTATCAATAATTTCTATTTCTGAACTCAAAACTGAGTCGTTAGAAAACACGAATTCACCATTTACGAAAGTTTTATCGCCTACTACTTTTATTCTGGATGTATTAGCAAAGGCCACTATACCGTAAGCATTGCTAGTGTTTCCATAAATTCTATCGCCAACTGTGAACAAAACTGGATTTAATAAATCGGCTTCTAATGTTTGACTAAACGTTGAAGATGTATATGTAGAATTACTTTTAGCGCCATTAGCATGTAGACCATAAGGATTTTTAATTATACCAATTTTGTTATATAGTATATCGTCAGATACTGTATTACTTTCGCTGTTGGCAAAATGAAAATTAACGCCCAATGCTTTTACATTCAATTCTGAAACTGGTTCAGAACCATGACCTCCTGGCGGCGGCACAATGGCATATACATTTGCACCAGAACCGACTGCAGCTGCTATGGAAACATTCGCCCATGATATATCAGCTCCGATGTCAAGCATAACTATATTACTAATAGAATTAGTAGTAGTATTAACCACGCTATATGCTACTGGCTGTGTACCACCATCTGTGGTGAAAACAACTCTTGGTGAAATTTTATATTGAGTAGCTTCTGGGATAATATTTGTAGTATTAGCTTCTCCATTCAAAAGCACCCATTTTCCAACGCTGTTAGATACATAATCTGATATTTGAAATATTTGAGAAGTTGTTAATGTGACATTATATATATAAATTGCGCTGTTGTTATAGATACCCGAAGCATTACTTGCTGTATTGCCTACCTGAATAACTGTACTGTTAGCTGACAAGATAGTTCCGTCATGGTATCCTACGTATCCCGTTCCAGAGTTCGAAATGACTACCTTTTCCACACCGCAGTATTGATTAGCATATAAAGTAGTAACGCTGTTTGCATAAACAGGAGCATATTGGTCGGTTGCGAACATTTTATAAAGTCTATATGGAATAGAAGTTACATACCTCCAAACATAACCATCATCAGTTTGAAAAGAAGTTACTTGTACTATTGCTGGTTTTATTGTAGATGGTGAATTGTTCGCATTGTCCATACATTTATAGATGTTATAAGTTCCACCATCAAATTCCGGAGGACTTATAACGTAAAACTTATTATTTGAGTATAAATCTACATCACTATTATCATACATTTTGTAGACAAAACCGTTCGCCCATAAATTATTATCAACCAATGGAGCGAAATTTGATATTGATAATTTTTTACCAAATAACATTAACCAATCAGTTTCAAATTTAGTATTATAGTCGTCTGGGGTAGTATTAGGAAGGGGTCCAACTCTTAATATAGGATTAGAGGCGACTGCATAATAATATGAAGTGTTTGATCTTATGTTATCAAACATTTCATCAATTAGAGCCTTTCTATAAGAAGGTTGTAATACTCCTGTCATTTATTCGCCTTATCTTCCTATAGCCATATAATAAACGTTTACGGCTGTTGTATTTGATGTTCTGATAATAGCCACGGTAGTATTAGTTCCAACTACAGCAGGTGCATATGTAACTGCTGCTGTATTGGAAGTAGCCGTAACAACATAACACGCTGTCGAAAATGCTGTCGCAAAGGTAGCATTACCTACACTAGAATTACAAAACACATAACCATAATTTAATCTGAAACCGTTTGGTAAAACGGTAGATCCATTAGCTGCAGCTGTGAACGATCCAACATTTATAGTATTAGAAGAAACGCTGATAGAATTTGCTGTGACAGTTCCGTTCCCTGTAAAGAACCCTGAACTGTTGGCGACAGCATTGATTGAAGTGTTTCCAATCCTAATGACAGAAGAGTTATTACCGAAAACTAAAGATGTAGAGTTTACAACAGTGTTTACTGAAGAATTGCCGACTGTTATTGAAGTATTGACTACCGGATTAGTATAAAGCTCCAAAAAATTATCATTAATGATAACCATGGCATCTCTAAGAGGAGTTCCAGTTCCATCATTTGGGTCGTTTCCGACGTTTACTACTTGTCTTGCCAATTTAAATCCCCTATGACTAAATTATGTTGGTAAATCTTCTGAGAATCTGTCAGAAGTTATTTCTGTGCTGTCAGCGTATACTGTATTTATATCACATCCAAAATAATTATTAGAAAATGTGAATTGGTCTACAGTAAGTATAACACCAGGGAGCGGATACCCGTTGGCGAGTTCTTCGAGATACACGTCCGCTCTAATTCTTGGGTCTGCGATATCACAAGTTAGCCAAAGAGGCCAAGAAGTATTGGCGCCGGTGTCGATATTTAACTCTATGTTACTCGACAACACAAAAGGTTGTAATTCATACTTTCCAAATAGAGCCGAACCTGCTGTATGGAAAGTAGAGTAAAATACTTCTTTATATGTATCCAAACTAAGAGCAGTTCTTAATTCGTATGAGTAATCCTGATAATAATAACTATCTTGAATGACCTTATCTGAATTCAAAAGACTATCAGTTGTGGCCCAATACCCTAATCCTCTGCCTATTCCACCTTTTCTGACCAAACCTCTGATTTCATTAGCGGTGTCGAATGGTATATAATTTGTAGATAAAACTGCACCGTTTGCAGCACTATTAGCTGATCTAATAGTAATTCCTGGCAATGCGTTATAACCAACGCCGCCATACCAAGCTCCCTCTGACGTATTAACTGAAACCACATTACCTTGAGAATTGGTTAAGATTGAACCTCTTGCAGGTGTTTCAGTTATACCTCCGCTGAATATGATTGTGTCGCCATTAACATAACCTGTACCACCTTTGAGGACGGTAGGTACCTGTAAAATACCATAACGATAAGCTCGTACTGATTCGCCTTCAACGTAAGCCTTACCAGAATTGATCGCTGAAACATTTTCTACAATATTATTACCACTAGAATTTAGAGCTTCGATATTATCATTTATACCATTTATAGTGCCATCTAGCCTTTTCATAATGTTAGCTAAATTAGTATAATCTAAGGTGCTATATGTATAAGAAAGAATACTGAAAATATCAGAATTACCTGTAACTCTGTTTCTGCCTGTAAATTCAGAAATATCAAACTGAGAGGGCATAATAACAACAGCTCTTCCATAAAGAGAATTACTCGTAGAGCTATTGTTAGTGAAACCGTATAATTGAATTGACACGTCACTTATTACATTTCTAATAACTGCCAATTCCAAAGTATTAGCATTTGTGCTGTTTGATTGTAGATATATAACATCATCATTTGCGAAATATTTACTAAATTTAGCAGTTTTAATAGTATGTGTTTCTGCTGCTCCAGAAGAACTGGTGTAAATTTGCATTACTGGACCGCCAGCAGTGTTACTCAGAGTAATTGCTGACGAATTAGAAGTTTTGATGTAAACAACAGAATTTGCTCTTAAATTAGCTATGGCGGTATTACCCACAGGAACGTCATAATAAACTCTATCATCAACAGAAAAATATATATCAGCATTAGCTATCATAAAGGCGTAGCTGGTATTATTAATTGAAAATGTATTAGCATAAACTTGTGTAGAATAACCGTTTACATATGGGTAAATGTTTCGTTTAGTATCATTTAATAGATAATGTGTTTCTCCGGCCAATATAACATCTGTTGCAATTTCAATAGGATCTGAATTGCCTGTGAATGTATCGCTCAATGTTATAGCTGTAGAGTTCGAGCTTTCTACATAATAAAAACTATTTGGTGTAATACCAAGTATCCCAGTATTACCTGAAGGAACCAGGTAATACACATAATCGTCTGGGTAAAAATAAGTATTAGCATCTGTTATTAAGATAGAATAACTTGCATTATTTACAGAGGTAGTGTTAGCAAAAAAACTTTTTGTAAGAGCCTTTGTTATGAAAGAATGTCTTTCAGTGGTATTACTAGTGACAGCTGTATTAATATTTAAAGTCGTTCCGCCTTGAGTGGCGCTTAATGTAATACCTAACGTATTAGTAGTTTTTACATAATATCTTGTATTAGCAGTCAAACCATTAATGGCAGTATTTCCTGCTGGTACAATATAATCTAAGTATGCGTTTGTATCATAATGTTTAACAGCGTTTGCTATAAGAATAACATTATTACTGATAGACGAGGTATTAACATAAACGTCTGTAGAATAAGCGTTAATAAAATCGTTGCTATTATACCAAGTCAATCTACCCGGAACATTTTTAGATCTATAAGTGGAACGAATAAAAACGTTAGCAGGAGCAATATAACCATTACCAGTTAAAACATTTGTCAGTGCTGATATTCTACCAAAATCGTTTGTTTCATAAGAAAAACATTCGTCTAGTGTAGAGGCCGAATTCGCATTTTGATATTTACTAAAACCGTATATTTCATCTAATTGCAGATCCATAAAATCTAAAAATAGATCTGTATTATATGTTAATCTTCTAACGTCGGCTATTTTGATGTCAAAACTTGCGCCCTGACCAGTTTGATCTAGTATATTCTTATATAAGAAAACGGCAGCATTAGCAGCAAATCCAAAGCCACCATTTCTGATGTTAAAATTGAGTGATCCGAATCCACGAAATAGTGAAGTAACTACAATCAGACCTTGATCACCAAACGAATCAATTTCATTTGTATCTAAATCTTTGTATGCAATTTTAAGAACATCGCCAACATTGAACGAGTTACCACTATTAAAAATATCAAGTCTATCCAAAGAACCCAAAATTGTGGGCGATAAACTAACCAATTCAGAATTAGATTTGAATTGATTGTCGACAATTTTTTCAGAAACGATGAAATCGCCACCTTTGGGAGCGACATCATTAATATACATTACATATATTTCGTCTTTATTGAAACGTTCTCTTACAATTCGCTCAACTACAGCTGTTGTGCTAGAAGAAACGCCGTATATTGTTTTACCAACCAACGAATCTAAAATCGGACTCCAAGATAATTCCAAATATTTTGGTTCTACCCATTTACCGTCAGATACTCTAAGAACATCTTTACCAGGTAGATAAACATCTACATCTTCATTATATATTAATCTGAATAGTAATTTATAACCCTGTATGGTTCCCTTTGAACGATACACGTTAAGAATATGCTTTAACAGAAACCTTTTATTAGCAATAATATTGAAAGGTATTCCGTATAAATATTTTTTCTGAAAGTATTCTAAAAATCTCTCAATAGTTGTATCAATATCTCTGTATTCAAATAATTGTCTAGCCTCTCTGATAGGCTGACCCTCAGTTTCCATCCATTCAAAATACGTCTTGACAAACAGAATAAAATTTTCGCCTTCCTCTTGGTAGAATTGCGGAAACTGATTCTGAACGAAATTAGATATCGTTTTTTCTATTTTTGGATCCATTTTATCTTATTGTTTCTATGATGTCTATGTTAACGTCAACAGGGTCGATTAAAAGAACCATGTTTTTAGATGCAATAATATCTTTATTTTTTGTCGTTAAAGACAACTCTATATAACCGTTATAAAAAGAAGTTTTAAGATTGGTCAATGACACCCTACCGGTATTATAATCTATGAGTCCAATAGTTGGATCTAAAACAGTTTTGATGCCTTTCAAAAACGTATATACTATTACATTACCAAGAGCGTCGTCTTCTAAATAACAATTAGGATAGATGTTGTCGTCTTCATCAACGTATGAAAACCCTGTACTACTTAAAACTCTTTGATCTGGGTATGCTACGCCATCATATAAACCTTCTTGTTCAGCTCCATTATTGAAACGGATATCAAAAGAAGTAGCAAATAATAATTTAGGAGTCAATCTTTTGACTATTTTTACTCGTGTGTCGTTACTTGTTATACTCTGATCTAACAAATCAATATGAGTAACGAATCTGCTGTATCTAAAATCGTTGCCAAATTTTTCTAAATGATCTCTACTAAAATTGATAATGCCATCCAATATCATACTTTTAACTTCAGTAGAATATTTTGTTGTCAATTTAGAATTAAATTGAACTGTAGAAGATACATCAATATAAAAATAATCAGGATCGGTTACTATGACTCTATTTGGTAGAGCAATAAAATCTTGTAAATAATTTATGATATCGTTTTTTAATAATGAAGATGCAGTAACAGATGCGGTTGGTTTGACTGAAACAATAACTCTTCCGTATAGTTTTGGTTCTAAATCTTGCCCACCATAGATAATAACATCGTCAACAGCGCCACCAAATTTGGCACGCACTAGTGAGTAATAATCATCTACAGAAACTGCTCTTTGTTGAGCAGCAAAATATCTAGGCGCATTAAATTTTATATCTTCTATAGTTTCTTGGTTTGCGCCTTGTATAGAACTAGTAATAACTGTTATTTCTGAAGCAGTAGCTTCGCCACCATTACCAGGGCCAAGATTATCTGTTAATGCAAAATTTTCAACACCATTACCGTCTGAACCATTTGTTACAATATATTCAACAACAACCGTAGCTCCGTTTATTGGTTTTTTTCCAAACAAACCATCGCCAAATCTAACTTCGTATCTTCCGCCCTCAACTGCTTGTATAAAATAAACGGTAGAGGCGTCATTTAACCCAAACAAAGTCGTTGCAAAAGTGTAATCTGTATTAACTCCATTTTCCGAGACATTTACTGTAATACTTTCAATATCAATGTTTTCGTTAGAAAGTATAAATCTTTGATTTTCAATTTCGTAATCTAAAACAAAAGAATCAGTAAAATATGTGCCTTCGTTTATTTGGATGTTTTCTACCAAATAAGTATTATTAGAAGAAACAAAAGTCTGCGAAAGATCTGTAACGAAGGTATATGTTCCGTTAGAATTAAAACCAGTGAATCTGGTCCCTTTAGGAATGGTTAATTTATTTGACGTAAATCCGCTCGTATCCACAGTAAAAGTGATATTAGCAACAGCAGAATGAGAACTTCTGGGCGTGTAATTTAATTCTTTTGCATGAGAAATAACAGAGTCTATTTTTTGAGCTGAATCTAAGAACATCTCTGACGCAATCATATTTAAATAAAACGAATTCAAATATGAATTATAAGACATAACGTCTAGGAGAACGTTAATATTCGAACCATCAAAATTATAATCTTTGAATGCTGATTGCGTTTTTAGAAATTCCTTAAAATTATCTTTAAGGGTGTCAAAATCTAGAGATGAAAGATTGAGTGAACTATTTGCCATTTATCGGACTCTTTTTAGTACTAAATTAAGAGTTAACTCTGTTGGATTATTTATTAAGTTATAAATCAAAGTTATCTCAATCTGATTTTCATTAACATTATCGGTATTAACTATAGTTTGTATAAGATTAACTCTAGGTTCATTATTCTCAACAGTGTTATTGATGAATAATTCTAATGAATCTCTGGCCTCGTCCGTGTTCAACTCAAATAAAGTTGCCATAACATCAGAACCAACCGTAGGCTGAAATAATCTTTCGCCTAAATTTGTTCTTATGAGATTTTTCAAAGACTGCATAACAGCTTGTTCGTTTGTAACTCTAGCCAATTGATTTCCAATTGGCGTTTTTGCAAAACTAGTCAAAAAGTCCGAAAAGTATTCAATTTGTTTTTTGGAACCTGTGAAGGTATCTGCTCTTGTTAATGCCATTTTTCTCTCTTTTTAGTTGACTTTAACAAATCCGCTAGGGCTAACAGCTTTAGGGTTACAATGTTCTCCGCCTAAAGTAGGACACAAATTATCCTGATTTGCACTATCGTTATCAATAATTACTGATTTTCCGCCAATTTTAACATAGGTTTTAGATGCTATCAAACCACCACCACCATGAGTATTCAAATCATTTTCAACAGCCCAAAGTTTCCCGCCTACTTTAACAAAACTTTGTCCACTAACAATTGTGGTCGCGCCGCAACTTCTTTGATCGCCATTTAAATGTGCGTTACTCATTTATATTTACCCTTGTTCAAATTCTATACTTGCAGCTTTAATTTTTATAGATCCGCTTTGAATAGTTATAGTCGCGCCTCCGACCTCTAAAACTATTTTAGATCCGGATTTGATATTAATGTCAGACTGAGCATCAAATTTTCCTGTAGAAGCTGCTACGAGATTGATTTTAGCTGCTGAGTTCACAGTAGCGTCTGAACCAGTTTGCACCATCATAGTGCTTCCTGTTTCTATTTTACCTTTTTCTTTAACGAATACATCATGATTGGCACCTGCATACATTGAAACGTCTTTTTGGAAGACTTCAATCTTTTTCTTCTCGCCCATAGAAACATAATCGCCTTCTGTGGCGTGAAACCTATCGCCTTTCACTCTATTTCTATTTGTTCCTGCGTCGACATTACAATGAACAGGGGCCGAACCTTTTTGAACACCATTATATCTGGAATCTCCAGACATTTTGAATTCTTTTTTACCAGTTCCTCTATAATAATTTTTACCAGTAGATTGACCAAAATCGTCACCATGTTCCATTCTACCAGTTTTTTCACCATTGTGATCGAAATGACCATCTACTTGAATTGATTTACCACCACCAACATAAGCTCTATGTTCTCCAGGACTTACTGCTGTGTGTATCTCTTTTTTCTTTTGATCATGATGAGTTATCTGGTAACTTCCACTGGGAGTTAATGACTCTGAATATGATTTTTCGTGTTCTTCAGGATTACGATATACTAAATGGTGTCCGCCAAGTGCGTCCCATTCTCCGTGAACATAACCATATTTTGGTTCAATCTCGTTTTCGTCTAGTGCTGATTTTGGAACTTTTTTATTATGATCTACCATTAGCTTATACCTAATAATGTTAACATCTGAGCAATATTTTTCTTACCAGTATCAGTAACATCTCCACCAGCATAAAATCCACCGCCAGAAGCGCCAGGGAATCCACTACCAGCGCCACCACCACCGCCACCAGAACCGCCGCCAAATCCACCAAAACTTCCTAATAAATTACCACCACCAAGATTGCCAAGCACTCCACCAATACCGCCGCCGCCGGAATTGAAACCGCTCATGATATTAGAAATACCGCCCATGTTACCGAGAGAACCGAGACCGCCACCCATTCCTCCACCCATTGCTTGGTTACCCAATTCAAATAATTGATTGTTGAAAGTCATATTTTTGGTATATTGATTCATAGTTTTTTGTATATCGCCTTGATTCAATACAGATTTTGGTAGCTGTTGTGAGAGCAACATTTGCATAAGAGATTGCAATTGACCTCCCATATTCCCACCACCACTGCTATTATTGTTCTGACTTGAGTTGTTACCAATGTTATTATTGGTAATATTTTCCTCTACATTGACAACTTGTTTGGCTAATATCTCATTTAAGATATCAGTCGTCAATAATGGCTGTGGTATTTGTATCTGAATGTATGGCTTAAGATCGGCAGCGATTTCTAATTCTGAAACTGAATATGTCTCTTCATTTGGCGTTGTGTAAACAAACGACCCAGGCGGTCTCCTAGTATAAACTTTTTCAGTTTTGTCTGGTGATAACCATTCTATGTATCCGGGATATGGATCGTCAGCAATTTCATAATATTGTTTAATGTATCCATCTGGCACATTACTTAAAGAAACTAAAGGTTCTGGTACAATGTCACCATAAATTGTCTCATCATAAACTGAAACAGGAATATTTAATGGACCATAATATAAAGCAACTTTAATTAAATTTGCTATACCATTCTTAACGATATCCTGAAACCTGTCATCAATTCTATCTATACCACCTCTATCTAATAAAGTAGTAAATACCAGAATGACTCTCTCAAATCCATATTTGAGAGACAAAATTGCAAGAGCGCCAGTAAATGAATCATTAATCACAGTAACTATACCTGCAGGTATTGGATCTGTGTTTTGTAAAATTCCTTGTGGTGTATTTTGACCCGAACCACCAGCGCCCATGCCGCCCATCATGCCGCTGCCCATGCCTAAAATATTTGACATCTGCATTAATTGCTGATACATTTGAGGCAAAACTTGCGCTTTTCCTTGCGGATCAACCTTTTTCATCAATTGAGGTAGATCAGTTTGACCTTTATCAGCCGAAGCAGAAGTTGGCTTATCCGCATTTGGAGCAAATTTATCTCGAGCGTCAGATAATGTTTTAGAATCATCTGGCTTTACTGCAGGAGCGTCAGCATATTTTACTTCAGCATTAATCTTAGGTTTTTTACCACCTAATGTCTGATGATTCGGACTAACTGTTTTGTTATTGTTCTCAAAAGCCTTTTCTGCCATTAATTACTTTTCCTTGTCCAAGCAGGATTATCAATACCAGGTTTCTTAATTTTACCTCCAGAATTTCTTTGAGCTTCTTGTGATTGTTGACCTACGCCGCCATTACTATCTTCGTGACCCTCTGGCATATCACCACGAGCCAAAGAACCAAGAACAATAGGATATTGCATAGCAGTATCATGAGGTAAATATGTAACTAATACTCTAGAGCCCACTTTTAATCCTGAAGGCGAAACTCCAATTCTTGACGTTGCAGCTGATGTTATAGGTTGTACTACCATAGCCCATGGAAGTTCTTCGTCTTTGATTGCTTGTTCATCATTATGTTCGTTATAAATTCTGACTTTAACACGACCTGATTTAGTAGGATCATCTTCAAAATTTCTAACTTCTGCAATATAAAACATTATCCCTGACCTCCACCGCCACGTTTGAACGACGCCTTAACAACTCTTAATATCATTGTGCAGTTTGGTGGTTCTGCCGCAACCCTATACTTTGTTCTTATAGCAACCACTAGACATTTTCCATTAAACTGAGATTCACCTTCTTCCCAATTGCTATTAGATTTCTTAGGTATGTCCAGTTCAACCATAGATCCTAAAGTAATTTTAGGGTTATAGTAAACTTCTAATTCTGCTGAGTTCTGCGCTAAATGAGCCAAAAATGCTGCTCTTTTTGTTTTGGCCTCAGAAGTTGTATGTTTGTCTTTATTATTCGCTTTATCATGTATATATCTTACAGGAGCAGATTTAGCATAAGAAGGAGAACTGTCATAAACTCCTTGATTGTCAGCAAACTTAAATTTATTTCGTTTTTGTGTGTTTGTTGCAACAACCTTATGAGTTGTTAAATCTACAGCATACTCTTCGGTTTTATCCAATGCTCTTGGGCCAGCATCAAAGTTCTTTGATGGTTTAAACCACATTATAGAATTTTGTCTGTCTTGTTGATTTGCCTTAGAAAAATTTAGATTTGTAGTTTGTCTTAATTTGACTACTGGAGACTTCTCGAATAATTCTTCAAATGTTTTGAACACATATTTGTGTTCGCCATTACTGTCTCCCTGTTGAAAAAGAGCAAATGTAGAAGATTCATATTTCTCTGAAACATGTTCCGTGTTCATTTTTTTCAATGCATCTAAAGGATGCATTTTAGGAATAACAATTCTACGATTTCCTTTAGTGTCAGCTTTTTCTATTTTTCTTTTGGTCTTAAATCCTTCTTTAAGGATATGTTCGACAACTTCGCTTGTTTTGCCTTTGAAACTTTTTTCAATATGATTACCCTGAGCATTTAAAAATTCTGGAGAAACACACCTAATATCATATTGTTTGTGGTGACCTGAACCGAAATTGTTTTGTGATTGGTCATTAAGATTTTTATTTTGGAACATTTTGAATTTGAAATTGCCGCCGCCACCAGCACTAAAAATACTATCATCTCCTGAAAATCTTATTTCAACGTCCTGATCGTATGAACCATTGATTTTGTTTTGACCCAATGCGTCAGATGGATCCATAACTCTGACCTCTCCAACAGGACCATATGGGTTCAATATATCTTCATATACGTTGAATCCAACCAATGAGACTTTTTTGTCCTTGGTTAATTCCATATTTCCTATTTTAACATTGGATATCTTAATATCACCAGCAGCCATGTTATTCGCTCAATAAATCTGTTAAGTTGTCAACTGCTACTTGTTTCAATCTACTATCCAAAATTCTAATAGTTTTATTGAATTCATTTTTATCCTCTTCATATTGCAAATATGTAACTGGCCTCCAATATATTTCTTCTTCCGCAGGTATATTTGAAGAAACTACAGTTGAAGTAGTAAAGACTGTATTCACTGAACTTTCAGAACCATAGATATAGCTGTTTGAAGTTATAGAAACTTCTGCGCTATTTTTATAGACTCCACTGACATGACATATAGAAACTAAATTATTAGATACTGATAATACCTGACCTCTGCCATAGTTTTCAGTATCAAAATTGATATAACAAATTTCGTCTTTGATAAATGAGGTATTACTAACATTATATTGGACAATTTTATTTGTATTAGTTTTCCAGTCTATTTGTTTTCTTTTATATGACATAGTTTTGCCATTGGTTCCGATCACAGGTTCCCAATATCTTTGCTGACCAGTAGTTAGCGCATTATATCCGCCAATCGTTATCTGATCGCTATCTATCCAATTGTTCATATAATATTTGACTTTGGTTTGAGCATTATAATACGAACCATATTTCTTATCTAAAAAATCAATCATCTCTCTTTCATGTAAATACCACTCATAATATGGATCTACTATTTTATTAACAATGTAAATGATCCAGCTTTTATACTGATCTTCATAATATCTAGCACTTAGCTGATCTGGTCTCTCATTATCAGTAATCTCATAAGGATAATACACAAATGGTATGTTTTCAATTTTATCTAGAACTGTAACACGTCTAGTAATATCTATAGCCTGATTGTTGGCATAAGTAATTACAGGAAATTTGTCGAAATATCTTTGTGGCATTTCTTGCTCTTTTATGTAATTTCTTCAGAAGTCCAAAGTTGGATTTCTTTCAATTGTAATGTTAGATTTATTATTGTTGGCGCTCCGCTCTTAAAGAAAGATGGAGTGCCAGAGCCATTATAATCTACTTGTACTGAAATGATTGCACATGGCTTTAGTTTGAACAGATATTTTTCTGGCTTGAATGAGACCAGAGCAATTTTAGGATACTTTTGTAGCCCCCAAGCACTACCAATACTAGGCAATGCAGCTTTTTTACATTCTTTTATAATATCTAACAGAGTATCAGATTCGCTCTGAGTATTCGGAGCCAGAGTCCAACTCAATGTAAATTCTTTAAATCCGGGTCTCTTATACATCATATACATAAATGGACTAATGGTTTCGCCTCCTTGAGAAATACCTGGCACGCCGGTGCCAAACATTCCACCTATTTCTATACCAGCAAGACCAGCATTAGCAAGAGTATTTAATTGATTAGCTCCAGGGAGATAAGAACCAAGTGTAGTTAATCCTTGTTGAATTGCATTGATGCCGCTCCATTCCTCCCATAAAATAACTTCATTATCATTTAATCTTCTAGGAATTGGTAGTTTGAATCCACCGCCATAAGAGATAGCCCCTAAACCGCTTGATACTAGACTGTATTCATAATTAACAAGACTGATATTCGTGTAAAATCCTCTATTAGACTGAATTAAGTCTTCAGGAAATGTTCTTGATTGTCTATTAAATCTTCCGGGCGGCTGCGGAAAGTTCTGTGTTAGAGCCATAGTATCCCTTAATCTTGTAATAAATATTACTACTTTACTTTATTTATTTAAACTGTATCAAGATGGCAACATATAAAGGTTACTTTAAACCCATAAACCCTGATAAATACAAAGGCGATTCTTCAAATATTGTCTACAGAAGTAGATGGGAATTTGTGTATATGGCTAGGCTGGATAAAGATCCAGACGTTATTTGGTGGCAGAGCGAGGAGACTATAATTCCTTATAGATCTCCAGTGGACAATAGAGTCCATAGGTATTATCCTGATTTTGTTGTCAGGAAAAAAACTAAAGAAGGCACCAAAACTATAGTAGTTGAAATAAAACCTTATGCACAGACTTTACCTCCGACTATTACTGAAGGTAAAAGAAAGTCTCGGAAATATGTTAATGAAGTCATGACTTGGGGCGTAAATTCAGCAAAATGGAAAGCTGCCAGAGAATTTTGTAGAGACAGAGGTTATGAATTTGAAATCATAACTGAAAAAGAGCTAGGACTTGTGTTTTAATGCCAAATACTTTTAATGATCTTCTAAAAGCCAGTTCCAGGGCTATAGCAGACAAATCAACTACAGCCCAAGATTGGTTTTCTTCTTCTGTTGAAGATCTGAAGGCAAATAAAACAAAAGCTGATCCTAATAAAATTTTTAGAAAATCATCTATGCCTTTTATAGGCGGAATGTTTCTTTATCTTTATGATCCCAAATACAAAAACACTTTACCGTTTTACGATATGTTTCCACTGACCCTACCAGTTGAAATGTATCTAGATGGTTTTTTAGGAATCAATCTTCATTACCTACCTCCTTTGGCCAGAATTAAAATATTAAATTCTCTGATAGATTTGACCGATGAAAATAAATATAATAAGAATAAGAGATTAAGTATATCTTATGAGTTTTTAAAAGGTTACTCTAATCAATTAAAAGGCGTTGAAGGTTGCATAAAAAGATATCTTTTTTCGCACGTTAGAAGTTCTTTTCATGAAGTTGACCCTTCTGACTGGGAAAAGGCTGCTGTGTTACCGCTTCAAAGATGGAAAATTAATAGTAATAGAAGATATGCTGGTTCACCACCTTACTAGGAAGAAAAATGCCATTTAACATAAACGCCTATCAAACAAATTTAAGAGATTTTGGCTATCTAGACAATAATGCATTCTCAGTTTTGATACAAACTCCTCGAGTTTTGTCAAACGCTGTTCTTAGTAATCAGGGCACTCCTACAGCCATTTATAAAATTGCTAAAAACATGGAGTTCAGAATAGATCAAGTAAGAGCTCCTGGTATTTCTATAATGACAGCCGATATTAATCGATTTGGTATAGGCCCAACTCAAAAAATGCCAATAAGCGCTCAATTTCAAGAAGTATCTATTTCTATGCTTGGCGATCATTATTGCGAATTTTGGCAATATTGGTATCAATGGACTAGAGCTATATTTCAATATAACGGTTCAACTGCAAATAATTCTACGCCAAATTATACTGCGGAATATAAAGAAAATTATGCTACTACTATGGTCATTTTCATATATGATCATTATGGAAATATAGTTCAAAAAATAAATCTTTTCGACGCCTTTCCTACAGCTATCAGAGAATTCCCTCTCTCTTGGGGCGATTCGAATCTTCTGAAAATCAATGTCTCTATTGCTTATACAGAATACGCAATAGAAAACTCTTCAATACAACCAACAAATTCGCAACAAAGAACTAATCTATCATCAGGGACTGCAAGGAGCTCTGTGACAATTTAATAATGGAGTATATTAATGTCATTACCGAAAATTGATTATCCTGTATATAAAATAAATGTACCCTCTCTGAAAAAAGATTTTCAGTTTAGAACTTTTTTAGTCAAAGAAGAAAAATTATTGTTGATGGCTAAGGAAAGCGATAACCAAGCCGATATCCTTTCTGCCATTAAACAGGTAGTCAATAATTGTTCCGTTGACCCAAAATTAGATGTTAGCAAACTAGCATTATTTGATCTTGAATACATTTTCTTAAAATTAAGATCAGTATCAGTTGATAACCTAGTAAAGGTATCATACAGAGATTCAGAGGATAAAAAAGTATACGACTTCGAAATCAATTTAGAAGAAGTTAAAGTCAACTATCCTAAAAAAATGGAAAACAAGATTAAGATAACTCCGCAGTCAGGGATAATCATGAAATATCCTTCGGCGGCGTTATATGACGATAAAGATTTTCTAAATCTAGAAAAAGATTATATGTTTGAGCTAATTATCAGATGCATCGAATCCATTTATTTTGAAGATCAGATTTATGAATGTAAAGATTATAAAAGAGAAGAGTTGAACGAGTTTCTTGAAAATTTAAATATCAAGACCTTTGAACAGGTTCAAAACTTTCTTTTAAATGTTCCCAGAATGGAATATAAGATTTTATACCAAAACGAACTTGGGAACGATCGGGAAATCGTGTTGTCTTCGTTAAATGATTTTTTTACGTGGCGCTGAGTCATAATACGCTATCTAACTATTATGCGACTGTATTTTCTTTGGCTCAGCACCATAAATACTCAATTAGTGAAATAGAATCTATGATGCCCTTTGAGAGAGACATATATGTTCAAATGCTAGTCAACTACTTGAAAGAAGTAGAAGAAGCTAAAAAGAAAAGCAACGGATAACAAATGGCCATAGAAGCAGAAGAATTATCGGCGATAACTAGAGGCATTAGAAATGCCGGCATGGAGACTGCTGGTGAATTCCGCCAAGCAGCCAATGCTAGTAATGCCAATTTAAGTAGAATAGTCAAAGATATTTCTACAACCTTCAAAGCGCAAAGAGAAGATATTGCGGATCTTCATAATGTGCTTGAAGAAATGGTTTCAGAGTCTCAGCAAACAGGCAATAAAATTGATAGTCTAAATTCTCTATTCAGAGAGTCTTTAGAAATTCAAAATTCTATGCGCACCGAGATGGGCAATGTCACTAGAAACACTCGCATTCTTAGTAGTGATATTGAAAGTCTAAATCGCAATATCATGAATACTAGCAGCAGTGGTTTGCTAGGAAGTATTACTAATCTAAGTTCGGATTTCGCAAAACAATTAGCCACATTAGGTATTGGCGCAGCAGTTGCTGGTGGTGGAATGGCAGCACTTTCAGCGGCTGGCGGCGGTGGCGCATTAGGCCCAGGAGTTGGTGAATCTGGAAGTTCTTCAGAAGCAATGTCTTTCTTCCAATCAAAAGGTTGGTCAAAAGAACAGGCAGCTGGCATTGTCGGCAATCTCCAAGTAGAATCAGGAAAAAGTTTAAGAACTAATGCTGTGGGCGATAGCGGTCAAGCATACGGAATTGCTCAATGGCATCCAGATAGACAAGCTAAGTTCCAACAAGTAATGGGAATTCCTATTAGACAATCTAATTTTAAACAACAGTTAGAGTTCGTTCAATGGGAATTGATGAATACTGAAAAACGTGCTGGTCAAATGCTCAAATCTGCTTCTACAGCAATAGAAGCAGCAAGAGCAATTGATTATGGATATGAGAGATCGTCACATCAACACTTAGGTCAAAGGATGGCTAATGCTGTAACGTTAGCTAAAAGTTCACCGCAAGACAATAAAACATCTTCTACGCCTTCTAATATTACCACCCCAACAGCCACCCCAACAGCCACTCCAGTATCAACGCCTGAAGTCATTCCTTCTGCTAATGATCCTCGAACAGAACGTATAGGTAAAGAAGGCGGTCATGGGCCAATTAGTGGTGTAGCTCATGAAGGTCATGGCCATGATGGCCATGGCGAACAAGTTGGCGCTTCTTTGCCTGCAGGAGACGTAGTAGCTCTTGGTCATGCTCTAGAAAAAATGGGAATGCGCATTTCTGAACATCCTCAATTTGGTGGTGTAAAACCAGTTCATAAAGGCAAAGCTCATTATGAGGGTAGAGCAATTGACATCAATTTCGGAGAAGGTAATGTTGAAGCGAGAGATCCTGTTATGGGAGCCAAGTTCGATCAATTAGCCGAACAATTGACTAGACTAGGTTATAAAGTTTATTGGAGAGAAAGCGGACCATACGCTGCAGCTGGTCATAACAACCATTTACACGCTGAAATACCAAAAGGTGGTGCGCCATCGGTTCCAGATACTTATCAAGTAGCAGGATCCCCAGAACAAAGAGCATTACAAGGCGCAACACCAGCAGTAGGAACTACGACGTCTATGGCCCCGCCTGCAGCATCACCTATGGCTGCAGAACCAGTAGCACAAGCACCCATATCTCCGGGTATCTCAGCTCCTCCAGCTGGCGCAAATATGATGGGTCAAATGATGGGTATGATGCCAGGAATGATGGGAGGAGGAATTGGTGGTATTGCTGGTATGCTTCTACCAATGATTACATCTGCTATTCAATCTGAATTGGTTTCAACGCCATCGATGCCTGCATTAAACGCTCAAACGCTCAATCAAGCTGCTGTTACGTCTCAAGCAACAGAACAAACAATACAAGAAGCTCAAGGTTCTTTCTTTAATCCTCAAGTTAATGTAGAACCAAATAGAATGACTGCTACGAATCAATCAGGGTTTGCTTATAATATGCCAGGAGATATTGAATGGCCAGATTGGGCTAGTATGCTTGGCGGCAATCATTATGAGGAGATGAAGAATTATAAAAAGAATATGTCTTGGGGATAATAAAAAAGGGAGCCTTTTGGCTCCCTCTTTATTTTAGTCGTTAGCAAGTTTCTTAAAAAACTCCAATGATTCGTCATCATCTTCTTCATCAGATGAATACTTTGGCGCATGAGTTGCCTTAAAGGTAGGAGCAGACTCTTCTTCTTGCCATGGAACTTCAGTGTTCTCAGCTGCCTTACGCTTTGCAGGAGCAGAGTCTTCAGCAAGAACCTTAGACAAACGAGTCTGAAGTTCTTCATAAGATTTGAAGTTAGATGGAGCAAGAAATTCCTGAAGTGAATGTTCGCTCTTCCAAACCTTTTCTAGCTCTTCGTCATCCTTAAGAAGTGGACTTGGTTTATCAAACTCAGACTTATCGTAATTGCGATAACCCTCGAGATTACGAATCTTCAACTTGAAGTTAGCACCAGCCCAAAGATCAAAAGGATTTACAGCCTCTTCATCCGCAAACTGTGGCTCCATTGCTTCCTTGAGCTTGTCAAAGATCTTCTTACCGTATTTGTAGAGGAAAACTTTACCCTCATTAGCAGGATTGCCAGAATCGCTGACAACGTAGATATTGCTGATGAAGTGAAGGCGACGCTTCTGCTTACGAGCAATTTCCTTGTTGGCCTCAATACCGGAGTTCCACAACTTAGAATTATATTCTGAAACTGGGTCATTCTTACCAAGAGTGGTCAGAGAATTCTCAATATACCATCCACCTGGACCCTGGAAACCATGATCAAAGATACGAACGAAAGGAACGTCTTCGTTAGCTGGTGGAGGAAGAAACCTAATAACAGCATAACCATTACCAGCCTTATCGACTGTTGGTGCCCAGAAACGATCATCGGCGCCCTTGCCTTCGCCGCCTGATAGCTTATTAAGCTCTGATGTCAGGGATTCTAGAGACTTCTTACCTGAAGCTGCTTTGAGGGACTTAAAATCTACCATGTATATTTCTCCGTATAACAGTGTATAACAATTGTATGATGGGCATTTGTATCACCCAACATTATTTATTATACTCCATATCATTCATAATGTCAAGCATTGTCTGCTTAACTTTCTCATAATCAAATTTGATGAATGGAGTATATTTTACAACCCTCAATCGGATATCTTCCCATATCGGGTCATATTCAAGTTTAGAGTCCCAATAAATGATCGCCTTTGTCATTTTAATAAAGATACAAAGAGACTCCAAACTGATCTGGTTACCAAGATATAATCGAAGGGCGGCTGGATGTTGCTGCCCTCCTGGTTCTTCTAATATTTTTTTGAAATCGGTTTTAAAATTATATGTAAGAGACTGATTTCTCTTTTTCCAATTTTGATATGTTAATTGAGCGGATTCTGAATACGCTAGATCACGAATCCAGAGTTTAGGATTATTACTAAGATTAGCAATAAGAAACTCGTGATAATTCTCAATCTTTGAAAGTTTCTCAAAGAAAATCTTGTCTTTTCGCTTCTCAAAGGAAGCATGTTTTATTCCTGTCTTTCCGTTATATTTGATGTAGTCATAATCAGCTTTGGTGAAATGATTTTTAAGGGCTATGTACTCTTTATATGCTTCGAACGCTGACATAATTCTTCAGGCTCTCCATACTGTAAATATGTTAGAAATTTGAAGTATAGACCCTTTTCACGACCATACGCTTCAATTTCCCAGGGGCACTCCCAGTAATCCATTTCTTCATGCAAGTATCTTTCGCCCTGCCACTTTACCATTCTAACCGGACGCCAGATATCTTTCATTTCACCTCTCGCATATTGCTTAAGATGAACCATTTCATGAGCAAGAGCAAGCAAAGTTTCTTTTTTGCTCAAAGCATGGTCAATACCTATTAAAAACTCTCTGCAACTGTTATTGTCGTCTGTCCAATCGCAGTATGCATAATCTCCGTCATTTTTATTGAAGTGTTCAAACTGAACAGTCAAACGGATATTATTAAATAGCTTTCCACCCCCGATTAGATATTTACCATAAAAATAAGCTGCCTTTTTAACTATCCCCAAGGATACATGCGATGGTCGACCGATTGTTTTTATACGCATAGACGCCTCCAACAATGGTTGAACCTAATATTTATATGGGCAATCTTGCTCCTCGTTTAAGCACATTAAGATTTTCGGCTTCTAGTTGAATTTTAGATCTCATAACTGGATCTTTTTTTATCCAATAAGCAGCAGTCTCTATTTCTAGATTATTTTTTTCGCACCAAAAGACAACAGCATCAATATATTCGATATTCTTATCTCGACACAGTTTTTCTACTTCTTCAACGAAGACTGAATTCTTAAGCATTGCTTTTCTTCTTCTTTCAATTCTGTAATTCTCTGTTCAAAGTAATTTATGACTCTAAAAAACTCCTGTCTATCCTCAAAGGCTAACACATTATTCAGTTCATATTCAAATGCATGTTTCAGATTATAAATCTGCGAAAGCGAAGAAGGACGAGAGTTTTTCAAGCCACATTCCTTTTAGATATATCCTAGAATAATTCCTAGAGGAGTTACAAAAATACCAGCAATACGAACAATCATCTTAGCTGTCAGAGGAGAATCAAACGAATTCCAAAGGATAAGGATATTCGAAATCCAACCATATAGTGCAAAACCAAAGATCAACAGACATGTCACATAATAGACAATTCCAGGTTCGTCTCTATAAGCCATAATATAATCTCCGATTTTAGTGGTTGTGATTCTGCTTCTTCCAGATGTAAGAAGTTAGGTGTAGCAACTTTTGGTGGACAACATTGACGAAAGAACTATTCCAAAACCAGTGATTGTGTCTTGACATTTTAGTTCTCCTAAGAAATGGCGACTCCGGAACGATTCGAACGTTCGACCCACAGATTAGAAGTCTGTTGCTCTATCCTGCTGAGCTACGGAGCCATTATTAGTATTATACTATGGTACAATCAGAAAAGGCAAGTCTTTTCTGTTTCGAGGTAAGACTTGCAGAACCCAATGAACTTACGCTGCTAGAGCGAAGTCAAATGGTGCGTAGTTATCGTTAGCACCTATATTTGCCTTTGGTCTCCTTGAACCTTTACTACGCTAATCGAGCCTAGTTCGCCCCCATCAAAGATACACTAGTCTAGTCGGCAAGCTGAAGCAATGATCTTCTTATGTTTTAGAACTCACTTGGTGCTAGAACTTTTCTAAAAGATTGTCTTTCCTAATGTATCTATGGTGGAGGCGGTGGGAATCGCACCCACGTCTTAGACGTCTATTATATTCCTCTCAACGACCTCGGCAATTCTATTTATCGTCTCCATCAAAGTAACACTTAGTTCCTCTTGATCGGTCTGGAACCAACCCGAGATTGATCAGTATTCTCTGTATAAGTGTTACTATGATGAAGACGATTCCAATTCTACTTATAATGGGGCGAAGGTTTTATTGTGGCCGTCGATTGATAATGTGACTGCTCCAACGTAGCCACATTCTTTAGTTCCTGGAATGGAAAACTCACCGCTACCATGCCAGTGAAATGTAGGAGCGTTACAATCGCCGCCATTGATAGAAACCAACGAAACATCCATCACCTTCTTTGCTTTACAGTGGATGATATGACTATCGCTAGTCTTCTTATCGCATGATATATCATCCGCTGCCATTGCTGTTCCACTCAATAATGAACTAATTATCAAGAGTATTTTCAAACTCTTCAATTTGAGGATGCGGTGGTTCACTGGCACGGTCTATTACTACTATCCCGTACAGAGCACTTGACGACTGTTCCGAGCGCTGAACAACCAACCAAACTAAGAAAGGATAACCCCGCTAGAATTACTAGTAGATACTTCTTCATTTTTATTCTCCGGATTGAATTCATGCTTGTCAGTTTCGTGAATGGCCACAGAAAACCATTCTGTAGAACCCTGACGTTGATATTGAAGATCCTGCATAGGAACCATTACCATCTGTTTGGTTTCTGGATGAACCATCATCTTAGGGAACATCACCATGCGAATATCTGTAATCGGGTCTTTATTCTGTTTACCTGTAACGCTGAAAGTTACACCACCATCTGGCCCAAGAATGCTCATGTCTTTTGACCTCTCACTTTTTCCAGAAGCTGGTAAAGATATTCAATAGCAGATTCGTTGAATGTTACGTTTTTTAGAATTGTTGTAACGCAATACTGCTTAGCAGCAAAAGCATTACCATCAGTCGCCTTATCATATTCTACAACGTAGATATATCTTTCTTTAGACATCATGATCTCAGAAACTCGGTTATCATCCTTGAAACCATTATAAATGGTAGAAAGATTCTTATCGTCGATCATTTTCATGAAAACTTTATTTTCATAGCACTTCAATTCTGACTCTGCTGCTAGAGCAGAGCCAGATAACATTGAAGCAACCATCACGCTATACATGATATTTTTCATAATTACTTCCTTGCGGTTACTTCCTGAACCTTCTGTGCAACCTTCTGATTGTCAGTCTTACCAAAATTGGTAGGACGCTTTGGAGGCAGAGGAGTTTCTTCTACATACTTTGAAACTGGAGGCGCAATAACGTCGCCAGCAAATGCACTACCACCCATAAGCATGGCAGCAACGGTTGATAAGATAATCTTGTTCATCTTATTTTCCTTTACTTTTGAAGGATGCGATATTCTGTAACAAAGCAATATCGAATCCAGTTAAACTGGAGAAAGAATCAATTACTTCTTCAATCTTTTCTCCTCCCCACACAGCATCAGGATTTTCCTTCTGATACCATAGCAGGAATCTTGCTACAACAATCAAGTCATAGACTTTGTCTTCGTTAAGATCGCTCATTATATAATCCTCAACAGGATAGTGTTTTCGTTGATGCGATACGCAAGAGGCTTTTCCGTCTTGAAATCGTCAAGGACTTTTCGGAGAACAAGTTTTCCACCCTCAAGTATGCGCTTGACCACTTCGTTCGGGTCTTTACGCCCCAAAGATCTCGTAATAGAATTAACTTCGTCAAAGTTTGTAATGCTAGTTCCCTTAATTTGTAACCCGCCACGATCGATCGCACGCAATACCGTGACAGTTTTGTATTTCGAATTAAACGTCCACAATTCCTGCGCACCAATAATTTTCTCTGGACTAACCGAAGCAAGTTTGTAAGTTGCATCTTCCTTTTGGAACTTGAGATTCTTGACTTTCTTTTCGACCGAGATCGTTCTTGGCTTACGAGCTTTCTTAACTTTTTTCGTGTTCGAACAATATCTCTCTGCATCTTCGATGAGAGTATTGTAGAATGTGACGAGATTTTTGATCTCGGTTTTCTTGAGATGACGATAACCTTCTTTGAGTTGTTCACATTTACCCTCATATGCTTGCAGCAATTCGTCTAAGACTGGGGTAAATTTGGAGATGATAGAAGTAGCATAGGCGGCAGGAATGTTATTAGACTGCAGCCACTCATAAAGAGAAAATTCTACATTATTGTAGATGTAGTCGTCTATCATTCCCTCAATTTCACCGAGAATATCGTGTGTACGCTCGCGCATGCGATCTTGAATAGAAACCGTCGGCTTACTACTTTCTTCCTTGGGTTCCTGAATGTATTTATATGTTTCTTTGATGCGTTGATTGATATATTCAGCGGTATCAGTAGGAAGTTTATATCCTTTAGACAACATACGACAAATCCATGCCACAGTTGTCGGCACAAGATTGTCAGGAACAGACTTGAACTGTTTAGCCTCGAGCACACGGCCAAGATTTTTAAGATATTCTACAATATATTCTTTGGCCTCTGTATTGGTGCACATATAGTTATACCAATTCAGAGCGTAGATGTAATCTACCTTTGTAAGAGGCTTCGTGAAAATTGGCTCGTCGCCCAGATGCTTCTTATTAATGATATACTGCTCCGAACGAGTCGTGCGAGTAATCTTCGGTTTACGTTTAATAAGAGCAGCGCGACGAGCCATGTTATCCTCCAAGTTATATAGAATTATAACTTAGTTTTTATTAAAAGTCAAGCGGCTTCGGCCATCTCAACAGCGAGTTCAAGAGCCTTTGTCTTTAGACCCTTGTTGTAACCATACCAAGCAGACTGGAGACGAGTGTCAGCTGAACGACCGAGAACATGATCGGTCATAAAAGTAACAGCATTAAACGGCTGCCACCAGCTTCCCTGAGCATACTCGCTACCAGGCTGCGTATCAAGAATACCAAGAGCAATATTGGCATTCTTCGAACGCTTACCTTCTGCCTTATCTTCGGTAGTCGCACCAGCAAGCGGAAAGATACGCTCAAAGTATTCGACAATTGACTCGGTCTTAGCCTTCTTAGACCCAAGAAACTGAGCCATCTCCTTATACTTCTGCAGCTTATCGGTAGCAATACCAAGCATATCCTTTACGTTAGCAGGATTAAACTGCTTACGGTGAGAAATCTTAGCCATCCGTTCTACCGACGAGCTGAGAGACAAGGTAAGAGTATTATTACAAACTACACGGATCGGAGTGAACCGAACGTCTGTAGAAAACCCATACTTATGGAAATTAGAGAACAGAAGATAGGAATCGATCTGATCGCCCTTAAAGAGTTCAAATGACTCCTTAACCTTGGCAAGACCCCAAACGATCTGTCCGCCCTTCAGAGAGCCAGCAGTATGCATCTCCATATCGCCAGCCATAACGAATTCGTTGAAGAAGTCGAAAGCCTCGGCGTTCTGAACAGGGTTCCAATCGTCAGAGACGACATCGAGCAGCTTCTTATCCTTCATACGAACAAGAGCAGACTGCTTTGTCTCGATTACGCTATCCGGATCATTTTCGTCGAGAATAGCAAAAGTCGGAAACTTCTGCACCACCCAGTCCAAACCAGCAGCCTCGAGCATCTGTTCCGGCGTAAGATCAGCCGGAACCTTTACGCCTAGACCATGCCAAGGAACAGCCCCAGCATATGCCATTTGAGCGATACCATCAACAAATTCAATTTCGTGAGCCATAACACATCTCCTTCACATCAACCATCATAAACATAGTATAGCTCGGTATTTTTAAAAAGTCAAGCGATTTTTTTGGCTTCGAGAGAATCTAAAAATGCTTGATGGAACCCAGCATACCACTCTCTTTCTCGATAATGTTCAGACTGCACGAGTTTTTCGTTACTCTGATCTACTATTAAATAGTTATATGGACAATCTTTAATTGATCCACCCGAATCATAATGATTTCTGCCTTCGAGAAAAAACTGATTAGTATACTGCCAATCATGCATGTCGTTTGTCCTTGTTTTGAATCCAACAATTTTTAGGGTCATCGTGGCACTGGATTTCCATACGAATACCAGATTCTTTAATACCTGGTGTTATATATATTGCATCCAAATAGGGAATTGTTATAAACCCAAAAATGAACAGAGTTTCTAGAAAAACTCTTTTTCTTTCACTCATTTTGGGAACGAATAGTATGCATCGATAATCTTTTGAAGAGGACGCTCAAGCGCATCATAATGATCTCGGTCCATAATTCCACAAAGAATATCCATATAATCTTCAGGATCTAAAAACTGTTTTAAAATATTCTGGTATTGGCCACGAGTTTTTGGATCTTCAACCGGAACACCAAAAACATTAGGGACATCATAACGCTTCATGTCTTCAGCAATAGATTGAGCAATCACAGTCTTTGCTTTATTAACAAAGTCTTTCATAGTTTCTACTTCTAACTGCTTTTGCGTTTTAGGAAAGGGGATAATTTTAGCACTCATGACTATGATCCCTGGCATCGAACACCAAATTTGGCGTCAGTTCCCATTACTTTACCATGAAGAGTGCCAATTTTGCATGCTTTGGGCTCGATTTCGACGTGCTGTTCGGTGCAAACACCAGCAATGCACATATAAACGATCGCAGCAATCAATTTCATTACAAATACTCCACTAATTACGCAGCTTTTTTGTCTTTTACCTCAAAAAAGTGCTTTTTTAGGTTTGGAGAGGCCTTATCTAGGATCTCTCCGCTTACTCCGATGCGAATTAGCTCGGATAATTCAATAATTTCGGCTTCGGTGATGTTTTCAGCGGGTTTAAACTCAAAAACCTTCGACTGAGTATACTTTTTTTCCTTAGCCATTGGTTTCTCCTTCTTGCCTTTTGTATGTAACTAGTTCTTGTTTACCAAACGCAGGACAAATTACAACTTCTTCCGGAAGCCCAAGCTCATTTTTATCACCTTTTTCTCCGCAAAGATAGTATGCATCAGATTTTTCGGGAAAAATGTGTTTTAGAACCTTTTTCATGAATGCATTTTCTTCTTGAAGCGTTTCAATATGGTCTATGTATTTTTTTCTTTCATCATTTGTCAATTTTTCGCTCATAATCAATCCTTTTTATTGAGTAGGAGTCTTTCTCGATCTAGAAGGACGTTTCGTTTCTACCACATCTTCAGATACTTCTAGTATAGCTCCTAATTGCTCAGTAAGAAATAGAATTTCAGAGTTAACAGCAGAATTATATCCTTCAACGAACGGTTCAGAATTAATTTTTTCCGAATTAAGTTCTTGCCATTTCTTTAGAGCATCAATACGTTCTACAATTTCTTTTTTACTAACAGTCATAATTATCTCCTTATACTAAGACAAGGTATTTATATAGAGACGGTCTACATTCGCTCTCCACCATCGAAACAATGAAAGATCATACCAAGAACCTCCACAGTGCCCAAGTAGAGACCTGGCTCATCTGGCAATTCTTGGTCAGTCTCAAAAGTTCGAACTAATCTTTTTACAATCGGTTTCGAAGTATCCACCTCTGCCCAAATAAAGGGGTTTGACTTTTTATTCGCAAGTTTGAGTATCTTCGCTCCTTTCGGCATGGCGATCAGAGGATTAAGCATTGAGCTTATGTTATATTTTCTAATACACCTCAAGCCCACGTTCCTTGCATTCTGCTAAACATTCCCAGTATTGCTTAGTAGCTCTACCACGAGCCTCTGTTTCTTGATTCCAATTACCTTCAGCAGCCTGGTAATACATATACCTGGCCCAGAGAATTTCAAACTGAACTGAAAGTTCTTCATCGCTGAGTTTAGTATAATCAGTCATTACCCATATCCTTTATGACAGCACCAGGATTGATACAGACATTAGATCCTCTTGCCACGATAACTGGAATACCACCAGCATCACGACATGCCTTCATATAAACTTCAGATGGAGTGGGACCTGAAAACATTTCGATATTAAACCCAATGAACAAACCCACTGTCAAAGCCACCAAGCATATGATCATAAATTTAAGAGCAACCATCTATTTCACCTATACGTAATTCGGAGTCACTAGCAGGGCAATCAGCGGAGCCGATGTAAGTGATAACATATTCACAGCACCAATACTCACGATTGGATCTAGCGAGCAATGATACATTAACAATATATATCAATGTTCATTTCCATATTTCTCTTCTATCAGATCGATCAAAAACGTATACATTTCCTTATCCATGGGGAAGTCCATATAATGAGTTTGGCGCATATCGAGATATCGTAATCCTTGACGTAAATGCTTTAGGAGCTCATCTACAAAATCCGCATGTTCATATTGTTTATGAAACTCTTTGAATAGTTTTGAATTTGTATTATCAGTCATTTACCACTCCGGTGCGAATGTTCCGCCACGAGTAAACACATATGATACATCTGATCCATAAGCAGGACAGATATACACCTCTTCAGGAACACCATTCTTATCTTTCTCGCCTGCTGCACCACAAATGAAGTATACACCAAATTGCTTTTCGGCAAAAGCATTGTGTCGAAGAAAGTAGTTCATCTTTTCTATTCGATTAGCAGCTTCTTCTATATCAGCCTTAGAACATGTCTCACTACGAAGACGTTCCACAAGTTCTTCGTTGGTCATAATTACCCCACATTCCTATCATCGTCATTTTTACCAAAGAACACCGAAGCGAACAAAAGCGCAACCAACAGGAGACCCAGTGGCCATAAGACATAGGTCCAGAGAAAATCAATCATACCAATGGCTCCGGTGATTTCCATGATTCGGTAATTGCATATTCATCTTTATAATAACCAGATTCTATTATAGCAAAGAGAATGGTTCCCGCCATTTCCTCATTATAGGTAGAGGCCACGATATGCCCTGTCTTTTCATTATACACATGCCATGTGAAATCGCCAGACAGAGAACGTTCAATATATGGCTGAGTAACTTTACACTTGATTACTGACATGTTATCCTCGAACTTTAAAAGTGTGAAAATTTTGTTGCGGATTTTTTTAGAAGTCATCGTGACCTTTAGAGAGTCTATGGACGAACTTTAAGGCGTGTGGTTGTGTGTGGAATAAATGCAACGCTTAGGGTCCCCCGCCCACAAAAACCCGATTTTTCTAAAGGTGCGACCGTTTTTTCGATGTCTTCCTACTTACGTGAAAACATCTTTCGACGATACCGAATCACATCCACATACAACTGGATCCAAAATCCATAGGCAATACCAAGCACGAACAGAGCCATATATTCCATCTTCATCTCCTAGTGATCCGTTTGAAACCCATCGTATCCATCATACCACCAAAAGCGCCCAATGTCAAGCAAAATCTTCTCGGTGGCGATATTATTTTTCTGAGAGTGCATGAGAGCTCTCCAGAGAGAATAGTGATTCACATGGGCTACCATTCTCTATACTGCCGAGCTCGAGATAGTCGATGTTGATCTCTCGCCCAACGGTCAAGCTCAAGCACCTCTTGGTTATACTCGTCGTTGGTCAGCATACCCTTGGTATACTGTAGGTCGAGTTTGTCCATTTGACGTTCGACGATACGTTCGATTTGGTCCTCAGTCGCGATCGCTGTCATAGGTAGTGCTCCCACAGGATATGTCCAAGCCATATGATTTCGGTCTCACGGGTAAATACAGCAAAGTCGAAGTCAGCCATCTCAGTTCTCCAGCGACTAGCGTTATCAACTATTCTCAGTATACCCCGGATCCGGAAAAAAGGCAAGCGATATTTTTAAAAAACTGACTCGGGCCGCTTCTCCATGACGATAGTATACTTACCATCGCTCCACAGCTTGGACTTAACTACAACATAGCCATAGAACTGCCACTCTTTCGCGACACGGGCTACGTATGCTTTAGATCCAGTTATGATCTTACGAAACTTGTCCTGAGCCATTAACGGTTCTCCGCATTAGAGATAAGATCGGAATATAACCACACACAAACACCGTGCCAAATCAGCTGATGCTCAGCCCAGTTGTTGATCTGGGCAATGATGTGAACTGGGATATTATACATTATACAGCCTCCTGATCATATTCACCAAAGGCACGAGCACCGATCACTCGACTTTCGATCGAGTAGCTATCGAATGCGAGTATACCCTGTTTGTTGATATACACTTCCTTGTGAAACTCAGCATCCTCTTGCGTGTGATAAACGCCCAGGAGCATCGTATCTTCATATTCGATGTGTCCGAGCAGAACGTAGACTTCCATGATTAATCCTCCATCACCATATTACCAGTATACCCTATTCTCGGGAAAAGGCAAGCGATATCTGTGCTGTAACGCCAAATATTTTAAAAAAATGTCGTTTACGTAAACGCCACCTGGAGCTCCGCGGAGACAACGATGGACGAACGTAAACGACTTAAATATTGACTTTTTTTAAAAATAGAGTATAATGGGTGGATCGTCGGCTCTCGTCGACCCAGTCACTGACAATCCACCCAACTCTGAGCCACTGGATCAAGGGCCAGCACTCGGAGAGATTAGACCAGGGCCTTAACCTGGTCCATATTCAGAAAGCGAGGAGACTTGAAGGACTCGAGATCATTCGTGACATCCTCGACATACTGGCGAGCTTCATCCGCATCGAAGTTCGGAACACCAGCTGCTTCCGGCTCGGCATACTGTCCCTTCATATACTTACGACCGACAGCCTTGAGACGAGCAAGATTCTTGTTACGGATATCCTGCAGTTCCTCGACAGTCTTGTCAGTAACCTTCGGCTTATCGCCCTGCACCTTGGGCTTCGGCACCTTAACCAGCTTCGGTCCCTTAGCAGCCTTGGCCGGAGCAGCAGCACGAGCAGCCTTCTGGACAGTGCCGAGCGAAGGATCAGCCTTAACACGGAGAGCATACGCTGCACGAGCGTTCTTCTCAGTCCAGCCGAACTCAGCCATCAGCAACGGGAGGACATCGGCCATCGCCTTGCCCTGGTTATCCTTCATAATGCGAATCACGATTTCAGTCTTCGTAGCCATCATCTATCTCCTGTCTCACTATATTACCAGTATACCTCGGATTTCGATATTCGTCAAGCCCCTAAAGTCAAATTTCTGAAGAAAAATGACTTTACCTAGTGTTTTCAGTTACTTACCAACGATTCATGATCCTGCACGTCATACCCGAAGAATGCAGCACTCTCTTTATACCAGTCAATATAGTACTTGACTGCCACGCGAGATATATTATGATACTCTTTCGAATACCCGTTGAAATAAAGATAGAGATCATACGTCTTAATCATATCAATCCTCCAACGTTCCAGGAACAACCCAATAAGATTGATGATCACTATTAGCAGCATATGCCACAACATGACCAAACACACCGAGATCAGCGTATATCATCAGATGATTAACATATACTACCATATCACATTCCTCCATCGAGATAAGCAATCAGTGCCAGCCCTAATGCTAATCCAAACGTCACAATACCCAGAGCAGTCAATTGGACCAGCGTATCAGTGTCAAGTCTATTGAGTCTCATATTATTCTCCTCTGTAACGAGCACAGTCATCAATAATAACATATCGACGACCACGATATTCCTCTATAACAACCATATCCTCAGTAACCGCTTCCTGATACTCCTGGTTCATACCCATTTCGACTTCGTAGTCCTGGGGGAGAGTTTGGAGTTTAGCGATCAGTTCAGCTACAGTCATCTTCGAATCCTTTATTTCAACCTTACATATATGATTATACCCACTCTCTGAGAATTCGTCAAGCGAAAAGTAATAGTAAACTGATCTTTTTTTCGTTTACGTAAACTGCTGGTGGCCTCCTCCCTCCCGCCTTCCCTAATACTATACCTGATCCCGAAGAAAAAGTCAAGCGGAAACTGTGCTGTAACGATCAAATATTTCTATTGACTTTTTATTGCCTTTGGGGTAATATAAGGTCTAAACTGAAGGAGAACTCCATGAAAGCGATTTATTTCCCCTTTAAAGGTTCAAATAATTGGGCTTTTATTAATTCATGGGTTAATAAATTCGGCCCGATAGGTTTAATATATCACGGAGAAAATGAAATGATGATCCCCGTTTTAGCGACCGAATTAGAAATTTATAATAATAAACCTTTAAACTATTATAAAAATTGCCCCCGATATAATAGAATTCGGAGGTAATTAATTAATAAAGTAATTCACTAAGAATTGCTGATGTTGTGTGGTTGATAATAAAGTTCAACACCGACACACACCAACGAGCATCAGCACACATTAACTCGCATTAACGAGATTACTCGGACCGAATAACGCATCGATTTCTAAAACGGGATTAAAAACCCCCATCAATTACGCTTAATATTTTCTCTTCCCAGAGACTAATATCCATTATATCAGCGCCAACTATAGCGTTATAGGTTAGATCAACCTCCTCGTCTATTATTTTTTCTTTAGTATCAATATCAATTACGGTTAATAGACCGACGTAATCTCTTATTCTAACTACCTTACAATCATATTTGTTATCTAATTCGGCTTTCCATATTATAGTCATTTTATTTCTCCACACAAACGTAATGAATCATAGACTGGTGATACTTATCCGGGTATACACGAATAAGGGCTTCACCAGCCGCCTTACATTTGTCTAGCGAATTAAACTCCGCCGTAATTGCCGCCTTATAATATAAAAGAGCGATTAGAACGTAGGTCATTATTCTTTTACCTTCATAATATGATACCCGGAGTCTTTCATAATTTTAGTATAGGCGTCTCTAACCGCTTCAGCCTTTTCACACGGAATAAGTGTAATTCTATCCATTTTATTTCTCTCCTGCCATAAGATTAATCAGGCGATGTTTATCAGTTATTGCCTCGTCTTTAGTCGAAAAAGGAATATATACTTCCTCGAATTGGTGATCAATTAGGATTTTATAATAATATACGTTACTCGTTTGGTTATGTTCAACAGGGGTTATTAATACAATATAATCCGTGTTGATATACGTATCCCCTTTGATATTAATTAGAGCCATTTTAGTTCCTTTCAGTTTATAGTTTTTAGTATACCCGTTTCGAGAAAAAAGGCAAGCGGTATCTGGGCTGTAGCGATCAAGTTTACGTTCGAAAGTAAACCAATTTTTTTTAAAAAAAAAGTGCCCGTATGGCTCAGATACCGCTTGCTTTTTTCTAGGTTTAGGGTAATATAAGAATATAAGGTTGAAACTAAGGAGAAAACTATGAACTACCCGACTCAAGCTGAACTGTTCTCTCTTATCGCTAAGACCGAGTTTAAGCCGCTAGACGCCGTTGAGCGCCAGACCTGGGCTGGTTGCGAAAGCGAAAATCCGCTTATCGGTTATAACGGCGAATTCGCTATTATTATTGACGGCGAGAATATTACTATCTCTCACGGCGAGGACGAATTCGGTGGGCGTATGTATAACCTTAATCGCCTCGCCTAATAAAGGAGAATAATAATGGATACGATCAATAAAGAATGGCTCGACGCCACTGAAGTTCTCGCTAACAAATACGAGAACGATAATAGTGTTGGTCTTTCTGAATTCTCGGACGATCAACTTCATTATCTGATCTACTGGAATTGGGGTTATTCCGGTCCGGTAGTTGTAAATGAAACTAAGGAAAGCGAGGCGGAATTAATTCGTCGTGGGCGTCCGTTTAATGTTGATCGGGCGGCAGAAATTGCTGATATCACCGAGGAACTCTACTAATGCGCTATCATATCGACTGCACGAAATTTACTCGTGATAATATAGTTGCTATGCTAGAAGATCGCGGGTATAATGAAACTAGCAAAGATATCTACGCTGTGAAATATGAATCTACTATTAATGGTGAGGTCCGTTATATGGTCAAATCCAAAGAAGATGGCGATCTTCTGACGGATTACGTCTATATCTTTATTGATACGGAAGGTAAACTGGTCTGTGATTACTAAGTTGGTCGCTCGATAGGTCAGACGCTAGGTCAGGAGATAGGTCATGAAAAACTACCGTGTTACTAATAACTACCGTGATTCTGCTATGACTGCTCTTATGGGGTATGTTAATACTAATTACGCTCGCCTAGTTGAAGTGTTTGGTCAGCCGATTAATGGCTCCGGCGATGGTAAAGTTAATTCCGAGTGGATTATTAAGTTCGCAAACGGTGAAGTAGCTACCATTTATAACTATAAGACGGGAACGACGCCGACCGACGATTATGATTGGCATATCGGCGGTAATAAGAAATGGGTTGTCGCGGCGGTATCGGCGTTGGTCGCCTAGTTGGTCACTCGATAGGTCAGGAGATAGGTCGTGATAATTAAAATCACGCCAAGTAGTAGGCGTACCCTGGAACTGCTAGGCGTAATAGCCGCCGAACAAGAACTATACTATAACTATCACGTGGCTCATGTGTTAGAGTATTACCGTTACATCACAAAGTAGGTCAGGAGATAGGTCATGGACATTCAATACTTTATCGAAGATATCTCGGAACAGGTTCAGAACTATGTAAATGAAAATATGGAAGAGGTATTTCTAAACGAAACTAAGATTGGTCTTGATCCTAGAGCATCTTATGCTCCGATCTTTATCAATCGTAGCGCAATTGCAGTTAAGAAAAGCTACGATCGTAATATGCAGTATTATGGCGGGTTTGAGTATGTATATAAAGAATACCGCCACGAGATGGGTGACTATGTATTCTATCTCGCCGAAGACGACCGAGTTGGTGGTCATATCGATAGCTACTATGAACAAAAAGAGGAAGTAGAATAAACTACTTCCCCCTAATAGGTATTCAAGTTGGTCAACCCGCTGGTCATTAAGTTGGTCAGCGGGTAGGTCATGCCATTAGGAATACTCTAATCATATGATATACCATCTCAGAGACTATAATGGTCGCTGCGACGCCAACGATCACGCCTACTAACTTAGTCATCATCCCCTCCCATATATTTGTCCCACTCTGCTGGCGTAACTCCAGTTTTAATAAACTCTCTGGCGTCGCTAGATAGTTCTGGGAACGCCTCCTGTATCAGTTTATCCCCTCGACGCCAAGCCAATAGACGTAACTCAAACTCATCTTGATCGTATAGGTCAAACTCCATTGTATGTAATCTATCTGTGAATGGTGACGTCTTAGTGATTCTAGCTGGCATTTATTACCTAATGTGTTCTACAATAATATATGACTTCTTACCATCGGCCCAGAATAACTTTAGTTCTTGCTGAGCCTGTTCCTTTGTCTTACATTCCATTACTAGGCCATTGGTTTTTGAATCTACAATCTGCCAATATGTAGCAGCTGTTGGTGTCTTATTCATTGTTATCTCCCTTATCGAGCCCATGCTCAATATTATATATCTCTGTTCTAATTTCGTCTAGATTATCTCTATACTTTTCTTTATCCTTAAGAAGAATGTTACATCCTCTTGTTGATTTATCAAGAATTAATATAATCTGTTCTAGCCTACGCAAACGATAGTCAGCTCTGTTACGATAAGCAATGGCGTCTAATTTAAGGCTCATTATGCAGCCTCCTCTACTTCTCTGACATGAGAGCAAGTATTACGATAACCGTATCCAGTACAATTACAAGCGAGGCTACCATCATCGCAAAGAGTGACAGTATAGGATTTGTCACCCCTAGGAATAACGACCATTGTATTACTGGTGTCATTAGAGCGACTAGTAATACCCAGCCAGCCACAAATAATATTATCTTTATGTAGTATTCTAAATGGGGCATCTTTATCTCCTGTAGTCATAACAAACCAATTGTCGTCCAGCCAGGGAAATCTAGGAACGACATCGCCAGTATAATCTGTATACTCTTTGACTACGCCAGCAGCATATCTATCTCTGGCGTCCCAACGAGGATCCTTGATTCGAACAGTAAGACGCATGGTTGACTCCCGAATAAGAATACATTATACTATGAAAATGTCCGGGCGACAAATTAAAAATCGCCCGGAGCAACCTGTAGACAACGAAGCCCAGCGGCTCGCCACATCTTAACTACGCGATCGCGATCTTCTAATACGAGGATAGGTTTATATCCCGCTTCGTAGATCTGCTCGAGTAATTCGAACTTAACGATATCGTCATTACGGCGATCGCCTAGCTTACGCATATAGAGAGCATCATAAGGAATATCATTGGCGTTTAGCCATTCGATAGTCTCTGGCCGACACTTCTCGTCACGAGCAGTACACAGAACAATCTTAATACCAGCGGCAGAGGCCATATCAAGAATGCTAACTACCTCCTCGATAGGCTCATCCTTGTGCGCATTCGCATGCCACTTATCCCAATCCTTATGGCCATTGGTGATATAGTGAATACGATGCTCTGTGTTAGCTATAGTTCCATCAATATCGCAGATATAACAGTCCACTACGTTTTTCCTCCTTTGGACGTTTCAGTTTGTTATAATTTTCATTACTTACAACAGGTAACTTTCGCTACCTTCTGCCAGTTATTGCTAGTCTTACGGATAGAAGCAACCTTCAGAGCCATACGCAGAGACAACTCGCGAAGGTTCTCGGCATACGCTTCGATAAACGTAAGCACATCTACCTGCTGATCGAAATCGAGATGCGAGAGCAATCCCTGCGCAACTACCTGACGAATACGAACGAGATAGTCCTGGCGAGTCTTCATCGCGAGATCCAGATAATGGGCACGAGAAACCATCGCCTGAAGATGCGGCGCTAGTTTGTGACCACGATCGATCATAGCATCGAAGTCGTAGTTAGAGATGAAGATAATGGATCCCTCGAACACGAAAGACCTGGGGACGAGTTCGCCAGTATCTTCATCAAGCAGTTTGCCCTCGGAAAGCCAAGAGACGACGCGACGCTCTGTCGTATCACAAACAGCCTTGAGGAGATTAAGACTGATGTCATCAAAGAAAATAGCGTCAGCGTCGTCAAACACCAAAACTTGGCCAGCTTCGCGGTAAGCATACAACAGTTTAACAAGGCCAGTCGCACGGACATAACCTTTCGTGATAGCATAGCTATTACCCGACGGATCCCACTGCTCGAGTTTCTTCTCGATAGTATAGGACTTACCGAGACCAGCTGGACCAGAGACAATCAGCGCACGAGAGTCGCCAGCAATACAGCTATCGGCGAGCATTTCGAGAATATCAAATCGCTCGGCGATACGAGCCTCGATCTGATCTTCGCTCTCGTTACAATTCGGCAGCGGAATAACATTGTCATTTTTACGGGCACGAGCCATAGTTCTCTCCTCAACTTATAGAAATAGTATACCGCTGCTCTTGTAAAAAGTCAAGCCTCTTTTTCTATCTCAGAGACTCTCACAAACTCGCCATACAACATGTGAGGATATAGCCAATCTGCCATATTCTCGGCTTCGTCGAAAGTTTCGAACACGTAGGACTGGCCCTCAGATGAAGAGAGTGGGCGCCAAATATATTGGCCTTCTTTCTTTACGTTCACTTCGATTTGATATTTCATCATTCTCTCTCCTCTCCGAAGAAATTCTTATATTCCTCTTCAGTCATCAGTTCTTCGCAGTAGGCAAACAGATCGCCATCCTGCCACAGGCGCCAGACATTACCTTTAGAATCAGTATGCTGAGCATAATCTAGAACATTAGACCAGGTATCCCAATAGAATTCGTTCTCCGGATCAGCGAGATCTACTACATCTTCATGCAGGACTCCCCAACCACCAAAATCCTCAGAGAAGATCTTGGGAATATAAACGCCATTACGATCGCTCAGCAGGATTTCGATACCAGACATCGGGTTTCTCCTCATCATCATATTCTTAGTATACCATATCCTACGTAAAAAGCAAGCTCGAACTTAACCATAGAGATCAAGTTTACTATCAATCTCTCCAAAAATATCGCTTTACTTTCTCGCCAAACCCAGTATAATCATTGTTGAGGGTTGAAAGAGGATACTTCGATGAAACAAATAAATCCAATGGCCTTAGAGTTACGCTCAGGCAAATACAAACAGCGTATCGTAAAGAGCAAGAAAAAGTATAACCGTAAAAACATCCGCAAGCATTATGGAGTAGAATAATGACCGAGTTTCTGAGCAAAAACGCTGACGAAGCACTGGTTCAAGTTAAAGAAAACCTTTACGAGCGACTAGAAGGTCTTCGTGATTATCTTGCAAAGATGGCTGAATGGGGTTATGCTGCTGATTCTATGGAACAGCAAATGATGAACGAGATCCAGTTTCTGGAAGATCTGCTTGATATGATCGAACGGAGTTGAGATGTTGAAGATTGAAATCCACTGGATATGGAATCCTAAACACTGGGCGTTTCATATCGTGGAAAGGTTCAACAGTGGAAATCCATATAGAAGTTACAGATTTGGGCCGTTGTTTGTGAGGAGATTTTGGTAATGATTAGCCTTCCGAAACTATACAAGATTGACACTAAAGGTAAGACCCGTGTTTGGTGGATCGAACATGACAGCGAGAAGTATCGGACACATTCTGGTATCAATGGTGGCAAGATTGTAGTTTCGGGCTGGCAGTATCCTACCGAAAAGAATGTCGGTCGTGCTAATGCGACCGATGTTGCTATGCAGGTTGCTAATGAAGTAAATGCTCATTATGTAAAGAAGCAGTTTCAAGGCAAGTATTATACTAGCGTTACTGCTGCTAAGTCGAAGGATGATTTGTTCTATGAGTGTATGCTGGCCGACAAGTATGATGCCAAGAAGCATAACAAGTTCCCGTATTATTCACAGCCGAAACTTGATGGTGTTCGCTGCCTCGTTTCTAAAGATGGTATGCAGTCACGCAATGGCAAGCCTATTATCTCTGCTCCGCATATTCGTGAAGCATTAGAACCATTCTTTCAGAAATATCCTGATGTGGTTCTGGATGGTGAACTGTATAATCACGATCTAAAAGACAACTTTGAAAAGATCATTTCACTGGCACGGAAGACAAAGCCAACTGCCGCTGATTTGGAAGAGTCTAAGCAGATGATCCAGTATCATGTCTACGATGTGATTATGGATGGAACTTTCCATGAGCGGTCGGATTTCATTGTTCAAATGTTCGGCGAAAGTCTTTTAAATCCCCCTGTAATAACCGTCGATGTGCATGTTGTGGATGACGAACATGACCTCAAAACAATGCTTGGTCATTATCTTGAAATTGGATACGAAGGCCAGATGCTTCGTGTTCCTGACTCGCTGTATGAAGGTAAGCGTTCCAAGAACCTTATCAAGCATAAGGAATTTGAGGACGAGGAATTTGAAATCGTTTCCATCGAAGAAGGAAAAGGTAACTGGGCAGGTGCTGCCAAGCGTGTGGAAATCCGTTTGAAAGATGGAACGACACAGTTTTCGGGAGTGCGTGGCTCATTTGACATGCTCAAGGACTTGCTGTATAATGCTAATGATTATATCGGCACGGACGTTACCGTGAGGTATCAGAACAAAACGGAAGACGGTAAACTTCGTTTTCCTGTTATCGTTGCTTTTTGGAAAGGAAAGCGTGACCTATGAAAACTCTAATGATCCACTATACAAAGTCGAAACATAGACATTTGTAATAAATAAGATGCTTTTTTTACGTAGGAGGATACAATGAAACAGAGCATAACTCGAATAGTATACTCAATCATCGATGACCGTGGCTTTATTGTTGATAAAGTCGCGACCTTCAATACGCATAAAGAGGCAACGGATTATCTACTTTATCTCAAAACTCTGAGTTTGCATGGTAAACCTGTGTTGGAAGTAAAATAAATATATCGCTCTTATGAGCAATTCTTTCGAAAGGAGATTATCATGAGTGGATATAAGACATATCTGATGGCTCTATTGGTAGGCGTTCTACCTTTGGTCACAGAGAAAGTTGGAGCAATTGATTGGAATGCATTGCTACTTGGTTGGGGCGTTCCGGAAAATTACGTAGTTCCTGCTGCCACTGCAGTTAGTGCGATTGTAATGATTGTAATGCGAATGGTCACACAGGCAACTACTGTAAAGACTGCTTTGGAAACACCACCACCAGCTGAATAATGAATTGGGCGGTTTATCCGCCCTTTTTTATTGATTTATCTGCATCATCTAGAAACTTACGAATGCTTTCTATGGAGCTTTTACATGTTAAATTGTTCTTATGTAGCTGAACAATTAATTTTGCCACTTGACTATCCGTCAGAGTGTTCCAGTTCGGAAAATGTTTCACAACAGGGCAGTAATACATTGCCTCGTCAGGATGCACAACCATATGACGATATGTCGTCACAACCTGCTTCGTGTCATTACAAGAAGCCAGTAGTATTACTGCTACCAATAGAATAATCTTTTTCATTTGCTCAACTCTCTAATTGTATTCTTGAGGATATCCGAAGATGAACGATCGTTACCCTTCCCAACTTCCACGTCAATCGCAGATTCAATTTCTTTTAATTTACTGTCTAATTCTTCTTTCTGTTTGTTCAGCGAAGATATTATTTCATCCTTATTTTTAGAGATAATGCTCAGATTCTCTATGAATAGTTCTTTATCCTTGACATTTTGTTCAAGTTGATTTATATTATACTGTTGAAGAGCTACTTGTTTTTCAAGATCTACAATCTGACGATGTTTCATGTAAAGACCAGAAACCAGTCCACCAACTAATATAAGTATAGACAGCCATTTGATGGCACCAGATGATATTAATGATAGTAGTATATTCATGACAATCTCCGTGCTTTTACGGAATATTTATAAGGGAGAATGATATGTTCAAGATTACTGAAGAAACCAAGGCAGCGGCAGTCGAGGAAATGCGTAAGATTCTAGGCGATGGACCTACTGACGCTCAATTAGACGAAGCATTTGAAGCGGCAGTTGCTATTGTAAAGAAGCAGTTTGGTATGTGATGGATAAGTGGGAAAAACTAAAATCACTGATTGAGGCAGACTTGTCGTGGATGGTTCATTACTCCCATGACAAGAAGTTTGATGGAATGATGTCCGAGAGATATCTAAAGTTGATGAACAAGTTGGAGCAGGAAGAAAATGACAAAGACGAAACCAGAAAGTGAATTCATTTTTGTAAGACGTGAAAAGCCAGATTTCAATAATCCGGAACATACTATTATGTTTAGTATCGAAAGAAATAATGAAAAAACAGATTTGACAGATTTAGTTTATCTAACAACTCAGGCTAATGGCGTAGAGGAATGGGTTCATAAAGATGCTTATCAATTTTACTATGACCTTATGCATAAGCATGATAATATAAAAGAATGAGTGGGATCCGAAGATCATAAAGATTTTTTGGAAGGATTATCATAATGAAATACACAGCACCAGTAGTATCGACAACGTTTCTTCTTCGTGATGTTCTAAAGTTCGACAATGAACTTACAGAGCCGATTCTAACCGAAGCAGCAAAACTATGCGAAGAAGTTATTGCTCCTACTAATCAGTCTGGAGATAAACTTGGTTGTGAAAGATGCGTATTTGACGATGTTATTGTACCAGCAGTTTTCCATGAACCGTGGAAGAAATTCAAAGAAGGTGGTTGGCTTGGTTTATCAGTTCCTGAACAATATGGTGGCCAAGGTCTACCATATACACTTTCGGCTGCGGTAAACGAGTTTGTATCCTCGTCTAATATAGCTTTCTCTCTTTTGCCCGGCCTTACTCGTGGAAATATTCAAGCACTATTAGAAGTTGCAACAGAAGGACAGAAGCAACATTTCATTCCCAAGATGGCATCTGGTGAATGGACAGGCACAATGAACCTGACAGAACCGCATTGTGGAACTGATCTTGGTTTGATTAAGACAAAGGCTACTCCTGCTCTTTTAGAAGATGAATTTTATATCACAGGCCAAAAGATTTTCATTTCATGTGGTGAGCATGATCTAGCAGATAATATCGTTCATCTTGTTCTTGCTCGTATTGAGGGAGATCCAGAAGGCGTCAAAGGCATTAGTATGTTTGTGGTCCCAAAACTTTGGAGAGAGAAACAAAATAATGTGTCTTGTGGATCTATTGAAGAAAAGATGGGCATTCATGGTTCGCCAACTTGCGTGATGAACTATGATGGTGCTATTGGTTATCTTGTTGGTGAACGATGCAAGGGTCTAAATGCCATGTTCATTATGATGAATGAGGCACGCCTTGGTGTTGCTGTTCAAGGTCTATCGCAATCGGAGTTGGCATATCAAAATGCTCTTGCTTATGCCAAAGATCGTATTCAAAGTGCCAAGATTACAGATCCCAAAGGTAAGTCTGTTGCTATCATAGAACATCCTGACGTTCGCCGTATGCTTATGGATATCAAATGTATCAATGAAGCTGGACGACTTCTTGTTCTAGAAGCGGCAATGCTTTGCGATGATAAATCACAAGAAGCACAGGATCGTCTTGGTCTAATGACTCCAGTTCTCAAAGGCGTTCTAACAGATTATGGTTTTGAGAATGCTGTAAAAGCGCAACAGGTCTTCGGTGGTCATGGATACATCAAAGAATGGGGTATGGAGCAGATTGTTCGTGACGCTCGTATCTGTCAAATCTATGAAGGCGCTAATGGCATTCAGGCACTAGACTTGATTGGTCGTAAGTTGCCAAAGGATATGGGTCGTGCTATTACAAGGTTCTTCAATGATAGCGAAGCATTCTTGACCAGTTCTTACGATAAGCAGATCAATGACATTGTTCAGCCAATGACACAGGCAGTAAGTGAACTAAAGCAAGCAACAGAATGGTTGGTAGAAAATGGCATGAAAAATCCTAATAATGCTGGTGGCGCTTCCTACGACTACATGAAAATGTTTGGATTAGTATTACTTGGCATGGCACATATTCGTATCTGTCTTGCTACTGACGATAAGGACAGACACAATACCGCAGAATATTTTATGGAACGCATTCTACCAGAAACGAGTTTTCTACTAAAGCGTATCCGTTTCGGTTCGGATACAATGATGAGGGCAGAACTATGATTTTACAGAACGAAAAACTAAACGCTATAATCAACGATGTGCCAAAAGAAAACGTTGAAAACAAGATGAACTGTCTATTCCTTTTTGGCCTTCTAGAAAAGGTTCTATCTGAAAAAGACGAAGCAATGAGAGACCAGCGCCTCAATGATATGAAAAACATGCTTGAATGGAAAGAGACATGATCTTTGACTATAAAGAAGATACTTGTAAATATGTGGTTCATTCCAAGAGGAGTGGAAACGAGTTCGCTATTTCATTTACTTCCGTAGATGAAGTGGCGAATTATGTCGAAACCGAACAGAATGTAACTGGTGTATGGAAAGTTGTGGCACAAAAGATACCACCAGAAATTTATACTAGAAAGGTCAAAAAATGATCTATACTGGAAGTTTGTTTGATGGATATGATTTCAAACTATTCGCCAAGACAGTTCGTGGTATAAACAATAAATTTACAGGAAAACTAATCAGGCAGTTATATTCTGGCTCTATATATCCTAATCTAGAATTATATCTAGAAATTGAAAAGAGATTGAGAAATGTCCGATGAACTGGTGAATCAATTACATGAACTGGCCAATTGGGTTGAAAAACACAATAGCGTCCATTGTCATTCTGTTCCAAGAAAGGCAGCATATACGATTGAACGATTAGAGGAAGAAAATTCTAAACTACGCAAAAGTCTTAACAAACATGATTTGACTTTTAATGACTATGTTAATAGATTTATAGGATTCTTTCTACTACAATGGTATCTATTTAAAAAGAAAAGGAAAAAGAATGTATGATGAAATCTTTGATGATAATCTCAATGGTGGTATTCCCCACGGTTGCTAGTGCAGCAAATAGTTTCGCACAACCATATCATTCTTTGAGCGGTGGTCCTCCTTCTTCTACTCCAGCATATTCATGGAGCAATCCTGGCTGGAGCGAAGGAGCGACTTCTGGATACAATACTGGATATGGTATTGCTAGAAGCATGGCAGGTAGTGCTTCTGCGCCTGGACCTACACTCCCAGGAAGAATGTTTGAAGAAGAGGTAATTGAATGAATTTATTTCAAGAAGGAAACTTTATATCTCATGCTGGACATGAGTTAAATTGGAAAATTGAATGCGATGCTTTGACTGATGGAGATTGGGATTGTTTAGCAAGGATCATTCATGAGCGTACTCGTTTTGGCAGTGTTTATGGTATTCCTCGTGGCGGCGTTAAATTGGCTTTAGCGTTGGAAAAGTACATTACACCAGGAGTTCCATTACGATTAGTTGTCGACGATGTATACACGACGGGCAAATCTATGAGAGAAGTAATGACTGGAGATGACCTTGGATTTGTTGTATTTGCTCGTAGAAGGATTGAATTTGATCCACAAAAATACATTCGTGCTATTTTTACGATGGACATGATATGATAAATAGTCTTGCCTTCTAACCAAAGGAGCGGTGTTGAAGAACAAAGAGAAAAAGAAGTATCGTGCTATCTTTATATCAGATGTTCATTTGGGTACAAAATATTCTAATGCTGAAAAGTTATTAGAGTTTCTAAAAGAAACCGAAGCCGATAGATACTACTTGGTTGGTGATATTATTGACGGATGGATGATGCGAAACAAAGTCTATTGGCCTCAGGCGCACAACGAAGTCATTCAGTTCTTTCTAAAGCAATCAAAGAAATCAGTAGAAGTCTATTATGTAACTGGCAATCATGACGAGTTTCTTCGTGAGTATGCTGGCACCGAAATGGGTAATATCAAATTGGTGAATGAAACTATTCATAATGGAGAGAATGGTAAGAGATATCTTGTAATCCATGGTGATCAGTTTGACCTGATTACAACAAACGCCAAGTGGCTTGCTCTTATCGGCGGTTGGTTGTATGATAGAATGATTGATCTAAACAGATATCTACAGAACATATATAATTATTTTGGCATCAACGGTTTCTCTCTTTCGGCATGGGCGAAACAAAATGTCAAGGAAGCAGTAAACTTTATTGGTGACTATGAAAAGGTAGTTGCCGATGCTGCCAAAAGGAGATGCGTAGATGGTGTGGTTTGCGGTCACATACATCATGCTAATATATGTTCTTTTGATGATGTTGAGTATATGAACTGCGGCGATTGGGTAGAATCCTGCACCGCACTTGTTGAACACTATAATGGAAAGTTTGAGATTATAAGACGATGACAAACATTACAATTTTTACCGATGCTTGGGAACCACAAATCAATGGAGTTGTCACTACACTAAAGACGACAATCAAGCATCTTGAGAAACGTGGTTATGATGTAAAAGTTGTCCATCCTGGTATGTTCAAGGTGACAGTTCCACTACAACCATCAACGGGCATTTATATGCCACTTTTGCCTATGGGTATCGCTGATGAATATGTGAAGAATGCGAACCACATTCACATAGCAACAGAAGGAAGCATAGGTCTTGCCGCTAGATATTATTGCAAGAAGTATAAACGACGCTATACCACATCGTTCCATACTAAGTATCCAGATTATCTATATGAACATGCTTATATACCACCAAGAATTACTGGTCGGTATTTTCGTTGGTTCCATAGAAACAGCGATTGTGTTATGGTTCCTACCCCCGCCATGGTTGATTACTGTGATACACTGGGTATCAAAAACCTAAAGTTATGGTCTCGTGGTGTTGATACCGATCTTTTCAAACCCGATCCAAACTGGAAGAAGATGGAAGTAGAAAAGGTCATTCGGGCTATCTATGTCGGTAGAGTATCAGCCGAGAAAAACCTAGAAGCATTTCTGAGTATAAAGAATGAAAGTATCGTAAAGTTTATTATTGGTGATGGTCCACAGTTAGAAGAATACAAAGCAAAATATCCAGATGCCTATTTTTTGGGTAGAAAAACACCAGAAGAAATCGCTAGAACATTACAGGTACAAGATGTCTTTGCATGGCCATCCATGACAGATACATTCGGTCTTGTTGTGCTTGAAGGAATGGCATGTGGTTTGCCTGTAGCAGCATTTGACAATGAAGTGAACAGATATATCATTGACACGAAATCTGGTTATCTATCAAAGGATAATCTAGAAGTTGCCATCACAGGTGCTTTTCTATTGAAACGAGAAGATGCAGTAGCAAGAGCAAAGCATTTCTCATGGGAAGCAGCAACCGATCAGTTTGTAGAAAATCTGGTATGAATGAACTTGACGAAATCTTACTTGAACAACTCCACAATTCAATGAGAAATCGAAAGCATCTAAGGAGAGTTTCTAAACTTTTGAAAAACGATCCTGAAGTGGAGAAGGGTAAACTTTACATAGAGGGAAGAATAAAGTTTTTTGAGACTATGATAGAAGATAAGTCTTTATTAAAGAAAAGACCCAGAAGAAAGAAAATAAAAGAGTCAGACTTGTTGGCTAGAAATCCTGTATATGAATGGTATAGAAATATAATGTATATAACATTTTTTGGATATAAGTCGTTCGTCGATTATGCTACACAATATATGACTTATTTCAAGAAAGATAAAAATGAGGAAACCTAATTTAGAAAACATGATTCAAATTCCAGAAGATGTATTGAGACAGGCTGTCGATTATATTCCTGAAGACGAAGAATCTGGCATCAGAATAGTTTTAGAAGCAGCTGAAGATTTTAAGGCTGCTAACATGACTCCTATTTTTATTATGGACAGATACACTATGTCAATATATGTGGTTGCAAAGGAGACTTTTGGTAAGAAACTTCATTAATGGAGGTATCTAATGTCTAGAAGTTATAAAAAACATCCAGGTTTTGGTATTACTAGTGCACCGAGCGATAAACCAGGAAGAATAAAAGATCATCGTCGTTACCGTCATTATTACAAAGATAAGATTCGTCATGAAGAGTATGACGACATCGAACCACCAAATTATAAAGAAAATCCATGGGGTTGGCCAAAAGACGGTAAACAGTACTGGTTAGATGCTACTGATCGTGATCTCAGAAAATAGTATTTGACTTTCAAATAGGGTTATAGTATAAATATACTCAAGAGTGGCGGTTTCCGTCACCAAGGCGAAACTGACCACTTGATTTTTTTCTCAATGGAGAATTATACATGAGTACAGTAACTACTACTGCAGTTGCAGAAAAGGCAGATGTCGTCGATCTCCGTGGTATGTGGATTGGCCTTGGCCTATTAAACACATTCTATCTCATTGTTCGTATCTATGAACAGGTTTATGGCTGGAGGGCCGGACTTGATTCATTTGCTCCAGAGTTTCAGACATATTGGATGTCTATTCTTTGGACAGAGATTCCGCTTGAGCTAGTATCAGGTCTAGCACTTGCTGGTTATCTTTGGAAGACTAGAGATCGAGCCATCGACAGCGTAACTCCTCGCGAGGAAATGCGCCGTCTAGTTACTTTAGTTCAGTGGCTTGTTGTGTATGCCGTCGCCATTTACTGGGGCGCATCTTTTTTCACTGAACAGGATGGAACATGGCACATGACTGTAATTCGTGATACTGACTTTACTCCAAGTCATATCATTGAGTTCTATATGTCATACCCAATTTACTCAATCATTGCTGTTGGTGCTTTCTTTTATGCTCGCACTCGTATTCCATACTTCTCACATGGATACAGCCTAGCATTCTTGATTGTTGCCATTGGACCATTTATGATCATTCCAAACGTTGGTCTCAACGAGTGGGGTCATACTTTCTGGTTCATGGAAGAACTATTTGTCGCTCCTCTTCATTGGGGCTTCGTGTTCTTCGGCTGGATGGCATTGGGTGTATTTGGAGTTGTTCTACAGATCCTAGGGCGTGTTCATGCTCTAGTTGGTCGTGAAGGCGTTAGACTTCTAACAGAATAAGAAAATAATTGAGGGGAGAGCTTGACTTTCCCCTCACAACTATTATATAATATGTTGTATCGCCGTAAGGGATACGTAATCTATACTCGCTCTAAAGGAGAATAAAGATGACTAATGATGTATTTTCTTTCAACACAGGTAATATCGACAAGTGGTTTGTTGGCGCAGATCGTATGCTAAAAACACTAGCATCTGCTCAAGAATCTTATGCAAAAGCTACTAACTGGCCTCCCTACAATATTGTAAAAGTGGACGATAATAACTATACTATTGAACTCGCAGTGGCTGGTTTCGGAAAACACAATCTCGACATTGAACTCGCGAATAACACTCTTGTTGTAAAGGGTGGATTCTCTTTAGATGATGTTGATCCCGTGACAAACCCAGTTCAGTATCTGTACAAAGGTATCGCTGATCGTGTATTTACTCGCAAGTTTACTCTTGCTGACACAGTCGAAGTGAAGAATGCTGAATATGTTAATGGTATGTTAAAGATCTTCTTAGAGAATGTTGTTCCAGAAGAAAAGAAAACTAAAAAGGTAGACATCAAATAATCTTCTAAATATGGGAGGGCTTCGGTCCTCCCATTTATCATAGGAGATTAATTATGGCTAAAACATTCAAACAAGCATTTGCTGATGCGAGAAAAGCTGGCAAAGAAACATTTATTTTTGATGGTAAAGTTTATACGACTGAGGTGGCAGTTAAAGAAGCTGACGAAACAAAGTTCGTTGATGTCATCAATACAGTAGCAGACGCTAAGGTTCCTACCGCTGGTAAACTAAAGAAAAACGTATGGCCCCTACAGCGCGAACTTCGTGCAAAGTTCGGCACACCAGATTACGGCGGAGCGTTTAGAAAGCACATGGTTCAGGTCAATCTACCTTATACCATGTGGATGGACGATATTAAGATTACCAGAACATGGATGAATAAGTCCTGCGCCGATTCTCTTGTTCGTGTTCTAACATATGTGTGGGACGAGAATGGCAGAGACTATGATAAGATCAAAGCACAGCAACTACATGTCTTTTCTGGCACCTGGAACATCCGTAACATGCGTGGCGGTTCTTCTCTTTCTACTCATGCCTTTGGTGTCGCTATTGACATTGCCGCACCTTGGAATGCTCTTGGTAAAAAGCCAGGATACAATAAGCACTCTTTCACTGAAAAGTCTCTAATCGTTCAGGCGTTTGAGGCAGAAGGTTGGGTTTGGGGTGGTCGTTGGGAACGCCGTCCTGATGGTATGCATTTTCAAGCAGCAAGAATTTGACTTTTTACTAAAAAACTATATAATTGATTGTGCGGCATAATAGAAGGATAGTATTATGGATTGGAGAAAAATTACTCCTTGGGTGTTGTTTGTATTAACAGGAATTTTTCTATATTCTATGTGGAATGAAAGTTCTCACAAAACATACTCAAGAGAAATTGGGTTTAGCGAGCTTGTTACTCAAATCGATGAAGGAAGAGTCCATGATCTCACTATTGCAGGAAATCAAGTTACTGGTCATTTTGTTGACAACAGGACATTTAGTACATATGTTCCATCAGTCGGTAATTTTATGGAACAGATCAAAGGTAAGAAGTTACAAGTATCAGCAACTCCACCAGAAGAAACAGGATTCTTCACTAATCTAGCAATTAATCTACTACCTGTTCTTTTGTTCTTTAGTATTTGGATTTGGTTATCAAGAAGAACTTCTGGAATTGGTGGACGTGGTCCATTGTCTATGGGCAAGTCTAAAGCAAAGATGCTTTCTGAGGAAGAAATCAATGTCAAGTTCGATGACGTTGCTGGTGTAGATGAAGCAAAAGAAGATCTAGAAGAAGTTGTAGAATTTCTAGCAGCACCACATAAGTTCCAAGCAGTTGGCGGTAAAATTCCCAAGGGCGTTCTACTTGTTGGTCCTCCAGGAACTGGTAAAACTCTGCTCGCTAAAGCAGTAGCTGGTGAAGCTGGTGTTCCTTTCTTCCATCTTTCTGGATCTGACTTCGTAGAAATGTTTGTCGGCGTTGGCGCATCTCGTGTGCGTGATATGTTTGAACAGGCAAAGAAGAATGCTCCTTGCATTATTTTCATTGATGAAATCGATGCTGTTGGACGTAATCGTAATGCTGGCATTAGTGGCGGTAACGATGAACGTGAGCAGACTTTAAACGCTCTACTAGTAGAAATGGATGGCTTTAATGACAACGAAGGTATCATCATCATCGCTGCGACAAATCGTGTGGATGTGCTTGATCCTGCCTTGCTTCGTCCTGGCCGTTTTGATCGACAAGTTACTGTATCTAATCCAGATATTGTTGGGCGCGAGAAAATTCTAAAGGTTCATAGTAGAGCAGTTCCACTAGGAGCAGATGTTGATCTTAGAACTGTTGCTAAGGGAACACCAGGTTTCTCTGGCGCTGATCTGGCCAATCTTGTGAATGAAGCAGCATTGCTCGCTGCTCGCCGTTCTAAGAGAATTGTTACAGCAAAAGAATTTGATGATGCTCGTGACAAGATTCTTATGGGCGCAGAACGTAGATCTCTTCTTATGTCTGAAGAAGAAAAGAAAATGACTGCTTATCATGAAGGCGGACATGCTCTTGTTTCTCTGAACATGGAAGGTTCTGTTCCTATTCATAAGGCAACAATTATTCCTCGTGGACGTGCGTTAGGTATGGTTCAGTCTCTACCAGAACGCGATCAGATTTCTCAGTCTTATAAGGAAATGATTGCTTATCTTGCAATGGCAATGGGTGGCCGTGCAGCAGAAGAGTTAGTTTTTGGCGAGGAGAATGTTACTTCTGGCGCAGCTGCTGATATTCAACAGGCATCAAAGATCGCTCGTGCTATGGTTACTCAGTATGGATTTTCGCCATTAGGTAATGTAGCATATACTGAACCTAATTCAGATGTGTTTCATGGACCAAAGGTTTCTGAAGAAACTCAGCGACTTATTGATCTTGAAGTAAAGAAAATTATTGATACTGCATATGCTACTGCCAAGGGTATTCTAACTAAAAAGAGAAAGCAGTTAGACACTCTTGCTAAGGGTTTGCTTGAATACGAAACACTATCAGGTCAAGAAATTCTAGATCTGTTAGATGGAAAGGTGCCGCTGAGGGATTGATTCCCTCAGCTTTTTATTATATACTAATGTTGCATCTGTGGGACTATGTCCGGATGCGTTTTATGGAGGATAAATGTTTTATACAAATGTATTTCAACGTGGAAATCGCATGTATGTGCGAGGTTTTGATAAAGGTTTAAGATATACTGATGTTGTAAATTACAAACCATATTTGTTTATTGCAAAGCAGAATGGTAAATATAAAACTCTTGATGGTAAACCAGTAGAGAAACTAGAGTTCGACTCAATCACTGAAGCTAGGGATTTTATCAGTCGTTATGACCAGGTTTCTAATATGGAAATTTATGGTCTAACGACGTTTCCTTACTTGTATATTTTTGACATATTCAAGGGCGATATCGATTACGATCCTAAACTTGTTAACGTTGCAACAATAGATATTGAGTGTGCTGCCGATGAAGGTTTCCCAGATATTCAAAAAGCTGATAAGCCAATTACCGCAATTACTTTGCGTAGTCGCAATCGTAACTTTGTATTTGGTTGCGGAGAGTTTAACAGCGACGACCCAAATACACATTACATCCAGTGCAAAGACGAATACCAACTTATTCAACAGTTTCTCGAATGTTGGGAAGGGCTAGATCTAGACATAATAACAGGTTGGAATATTGAGTTCTTTGATATACCGTACACTGTTAATCGTATTAAAAATCTTTTTAATGAAAGAGAAGCTAAACGCTTATCGCCATGGCGCATTCTCGATGAAAAGATTGTTGAGTTTCGAGGAAAGGAAAACCAGTCTTATAATCCTGCTGGAATATCCGTTCTTGATTATTACCAACTATATCGTAAATTTATGTTTGGCAATCAAGAATCCTATAAACTGGACTTTATTGCACAAGTTGAACTCGGCGAAAAGAAAATCGACTATTCAGAATATGGTAATCTTTTGGAACTATATAAGAACAACTTCCAAAAGTTTATCGAGTATAATATTCACGATTGTGTTCTGGTTGATCGTTTAGATGATAAGTTAAAGTTTCTCGAACAAACTATGGCGTTGTCATATGATGCTAAGGTTAACTACCCTGATGTTATGACAACTGTGCGACCATGGGATATTATTATTCATAACTATCTCCTAGAAAAGAATATCGTTATTCCTTCTTTGAGAAAACAACTTATGGAAGGTTCTTTGATTGGCGGTCATGTTAAGGAACCTAAGATTGGTTTGAGTAAATGGGTTGTTTCTTTTGATTTGAACAGCCTGTATCCTCATCTTATTATGCAATATAATATCAGCCCAGAAACATTCGTAACTAAAATTCCTTTTCCTTCAGTTGATGAATTGTTACGTGGCACTTTTGAGGTTGATAAGTTCAATAAAGAATATTCACATGCAGCCAATGGCTGTTTGTATCGCAAAGATCATCAGGGTTTCTTACCTGCATTGATGGAGCGTATGTATAATGACCGTACCA